GACTTCATAGACTTCATAGACTTCATAGACTTCATAGACTTCAAATTGCTTGTTGTCGATTATACGGTATTATTTTTATTCATTTTTGTAGATATCTAATTTAAGTAAATATGGCGTAAATTGGTGGGTTTTTGTACAAGATTTGTAGCTATGATAGATTATAGAACCAACGCATAATAGATAATATGCGTATAAAGGTGGTTTCGATTTAAATTTATTTTTCTTTAATGAATAATATACTAAAAATAATCCTGGGAGCATACTGATTACTTGTAATACTTCGGCAATCTAAAAATGCCCCGCGGAGGAGGCCATTTTTATTCTTTAATTTGTAGCTATATTTTTCTATTTTATACTTTTACGACTGCGCGAGGCTTTACCACCTGATGAGGAGCCTCCATTATTTCTAGGTTTTTTATGAGAACCATGATGTCTATCATGAGACGGTGAACCATGATGTCTACCATGTGGAGGTGTAACATTCGGTGAACCATGTGGAGGTGTAACATTCGGTGAACCATGAGGCGGTGAACGATGAGACGGCGAACCAGGAGGCGAACCATCATGTCTTTGAATTGCTGCTATTTTTGCTAAAGTTCTTTCACGAACTTCATTTTCATAATTTATTCTTTCTTCAGGTGTAAGCGAGTCTGTATACAACTTCTCTAAATATGTTGCCAAATCGTTTATATTTCCTATATTTTTTATTTTTCTATTTAAATTTGTTTTATATTTAGTAACATGTGTTTGATTTTTTATTAAGTCGGGAATTACTATATTTATCATATTTTTAAGATCACTATTATTACCTTTCTCTGCTCTTTCACCTAAATCAATTAATCTTACATTTTTTGTTTGCTCATCATATAAAATAGCATCTAATTTCATATCATTATGTGTAATAGATAAACAAGCACAAATTTTTAATAATATATCATTTATATCAGCATCAGATATATTTTTATGAGTTTCTACATATGTACTAAGAGTTTCTCCTTTTCCCAGTGGCATTCTTAATAAATATATAGTGTTGTATGATTCATGCAAACTACCAATTTTTTTTTCATCTAACGGACATTTACCTATCATATAGTTTATAATTTGCTCGCCTGTTAAATAATTTTTTGTTAATTCAAGTTTACATCCTTCAATTGGATATATAAAATATTCTTGCTGTGGGTCTAGAAGTGCAACTTTCTGTGCATTTTCCATTTCAAGGTCATATAAACCCTCTGTAGTTCTATGATTTCTACCTCTATAAATTATTTTAGTAACTAATTCAGTATCAGGTGGTATTTGAGTATGTTTAATTGTTATAACATTTGTACATTTAAATGGAGGGTTTTTTATAATACAAGAAGTATCTCCTTCTCCTACGAATTCTCCTTGGTTCATATCAATTTCTTTTGTATGAGAAGCCATATTTATAATACTCTATTATATTATTGGCAGGAAAAAATGAATTAAAGGTAATGGCATTTGTTCATTTATAGATTATATAATGACAATAGATTATGCAAAAACAAATAGTTACTATTCCGTGGCATTTTAAGCAGTATGCGAAAGTATCATTTTTATACGTAAAAACGACTGGGAGAAATATATCTTTATTTCCGACATCTTTATATTTAAGAGAATGGAATCCAATACCACTTAAAATATATATATATAAATGTATAATAAAAAAGCATATAATATATAGTCGCGGGATTAAATATTATACTCCTTCTGAAGAAGAAACCATGCAGAAAGATTGTATTGAATTTATGAATGCAATAAATTGGCAACTTATTGCACAGGAGTGGACAGTTATTGAGAATAATTATGATATTGGGAAAGGAGATTTAGTGTTTCGCAGTGGAAAAACGTATTGTGTTATAGAATGTAAACGCCGGACAAATACAAAAGTATATGAACAGGCAAAATTCTATGGATCTTCATGGAAACTTCATTATGCTAAGAATGACGATGAATGCGTAATCTATGGAATCTGGACGCCGAAATCACAAGAAGTATTGGGTATACTTTACTCTGAAAGTGATGCACTCAATTTATGCAAAAGAAGAAAAATTAGAGACTAATCCCGTTGCGCGCGCCGCGCATCCAGGTTTATATCCATGTTATATCCAGGTTATACCATACATAGATCTACAGTGTATACTTTTTTACCCCAGCATTTTTGATATGTACTCCATAATACATAATGATAATGTGGTGGATATACTGAACCATCTTCGGGATTTTTATAGATAGATGGTTTTTTTAGATAAATGTATGCTATATTTTCACTATTTACTTCTGAAATTCCCGAATTTTGTAATCTGTCGTAGGCTTCTTTGCGAGGTAAAAGAAGACCTGTGCGTGACGGTTTAGATGCAAAATAAAATATTTTATCTCCCGGATGTTGTGTTCTAGATGTTAGGGTCGTTTTTATACTATAATTAGATTGATGATATGTTTTAGTATTTTTAGGATATAAATTACTAAAATTTTCTTTTGGACGCATTCTGTTTTCTATTTCTCTCTACTAAATATACTAGACAATAAGATTATTTAACAAGTTTCATTTATTTAACTTGTTTATCAAGTTTCATTTTTAAGTCAGCTTCGCCGCCTAAATATTTAGGTAGATTCGCCTTTGTAACTTTAACTTTCTTTGTTTTTTTATTGCCTTCTTTTTCGGAATATTTCCCTTGTACGTGACCCTTGCTATCTACTTTAGCTTCTAATGTTTTTATTGTTTTATCTACTTTACCATTATTATTTATCATAGAATATGAAGAATATTGAACAAAACTATTTTTTGGAAGAGATGTTGGCATTTTTCTATATATACTTTAGAAATTTTTATTGAGCGAATTGAACCTTGGTGATTTACTCTATTAGAGGAATATCTCCAACGTGTTGCGCGTCCGCGTTTGTGTCTTGGTTTGCGATTGTGTTTTGTTGCTCTTGTTGCTCTTCTTCGTCTTCAGGAAGATGACTGCTAGGCCACCAAGATAGATAAGGAGCGTGTTCTATATACAATTGAAGCATATCATGATCTTGACGAAGTATATCTTGTGTATGACTTTTTTTGCACATTATGCATTTAGATGTATTCATTATAGATGATACCCCTTCATGAAAAGCAGATTGCATACATAATGTGTGATATCTCGCATCACAGCATTTAAGTTTTAACATATACTTCGGAAGATCTTGATGACATATTATACAATGACCTGTATAGTTTTCATCATCTATAATTTCAATTTGATTAAATAGTCCCTCTATTTTCCATCCTTTATCTCCCATTTTCAGACATCTATACCAAGGGAATTCTGGTTTATAGCAGAAGACTGCTGTGTGATTTATGATATCATTGAGAATTTTTACTAGAATAGTTGTTCTCATAACAGGATTATTTTCAAAAATATTTGGCAAATAATTTTCATATAAATTCTTAGATATTCTGATACCGGTTTTATTCATGATAAGTCCATTGCATTCAAAATCGATATTTCCAAATGGCACCTCACAATGTATGAGATATGTAGGAATAAGATATACCATAAGGTCAAGAACAATTGGTCGCACGTTTCCTATTTTTTTTAAGAATATGTTCAATTGTGACCGAAATTGTTGACATTCGGAAACCAATTCATCAGAAAGAACAGTCGTGACATTGAAGATTGCGCGACGAATATTAGCTCTATTTACAGGATAAATGAGATATCTATCATGCCGCAGTTGATTCTCGGAAATTCCCAAAGTAGGAAAATAATCTTTTGGGTCTCTGCTAAAAACCTTTTTTATTTCACCAAATTGTTCTGTAATTCGCGCGATGAGATTCTCTTCTTTAGATTCGCAAATACATGCATCTATATCATCGGGAACAATCCATCTACCAAAGAGTTCAGGGAGATACTCCTTGTCATTATACATTTTATCGATATTTATGCGTTTATCGATACCTCTTGCTTCGTTATCTTTAAAAATATCCATAACTGTTTTATAAAACTTCATAGAATGGTCGTCATGCAAATATTTGTCACGAACAGCTCCCCCAAATATTTCACCATCATTGGAAATGATTGTATTTATAAGTTTATTTTTGAGTTTCCATTCCGCTTTATGTGATATAGAAGAAGACGATGGAGGACTCATGACAAACTCTTTTATAGGAAAAGAGAAAAACAATATTTCAATTTTTATGGAAAAAATAAAAAAATTAAATTATATTATTCGTAAGATATAATAGAATAATATATGTATAAAACTCCTACGAATACATCGAGACGTCTTTTACCAATTAAATATATTATTAAGGGTAATATTGATAGTACTGCTGCACAAATAAATAATCTAAAAATGAATACAACTCCAACACATATAACAGAAATAAGTTATGTACCGAATAATAATGGATTCAGTCCCAATGGCATTATATACGAAAAATATCAAAAAAATGTAATTAGATATGAATATAAAGATATATTTAGATATTCTTATATTAACAATCAAAATTGTATAATTACTAACTTGACAGAACTAAAACCTAATAATTATTCAATAGCAATAACGACATTTAGACTCGATACAATCGCTACTACAGCGAATGGCAAAAAATATGTTGAAAATTCAACTACAGTAAACATAGGAGATTATATTATTTGTGGTACACAAGGAGAAAAATATAATACACATGTTGCAAAAATAGCTAATAATTATAAAATAGATAATGGTATTTTAACAACACTTCCAAATACTAAAATTATCGCAAGATTACCTGATGTTCTCTTTGACAATAAAAATTCTGAATATATATATTGGGAACAAAAAGAAATAACGAGTATAGCTTTTCGAGGAGACTATGTACAATATAATTCTTCAGAAAATACCTATATACCAATAAGTTTTAAAAATATCAATAATTATACCAAAGTTTCACCCAATCCACCAATAAGAGGAGGAGGAATGCGGCAACGGCAACAGACTAAGAAAAAATGATTCTTTAGATTTAAACCTTTGAAATATAAAAATATAAATATATAAAAGTATATAATATAAAAGTATATAATTTAAGGATAAATGTATTTCTATTTTACAAGTTATCCATATCCAAAAACAGAAATGTTTTTGCGGCCATATATAGAATATGCAAAAGAAATATACAGCGAACTTGCGAAAATATATGAGAATATTTCACTCATTGAGCAAAAAAATAAAGAATATGATGAACGTTTGCGACAAATCGAAGAGGGACTTCTTGATATAAAGGGCGATATTAGCAAAATTGAAAAAAATAATGGTGGTCTTAAAATTAAGTTTTTCTAGACCTTTGCTTTGTCTTACTATTCATTTTATATAAATAATCTTATAGGTAATAGGAATTTTAGAGTATGCGCGCTTATAATGATTCTAATTTTTCTATAATATCTTCTATTGCACCACAATTATTTTTGTAATTTGCGATTTTTTTGCATTGTTCAATAAATTCAATATTATTTAATTCGCCTTTCATATAATTGCATCCACCGCAACAAGCAACCGAGTTTTCAATAGTATATCCAACTGTATTATTTTTACGGTCTATTCCATTTTGATGAGTTTTTTCTTTATTTTCTTTACCACAATATAAACATGGATTATTACGAATATTTGTAAATTCTTCTAATGTTAATTCGAAAAGAAGTATTCTTTTATTTGCACGATATTTATAAGAGTTATAATTTGTGCCTTTATAATTTTGAAATAATTCTGGGTAATATTCACCATTATCATTATAATATTTTGATATATGTTTACATTTCTTTATAAATGTATTTACATCTAAACTTGTTTTCATAAAATTACATACTTTGCAACAAGATACGCAATTAGATAATTTATAATGAACAGCACTATCCATACGGTCAATACCGTTAAGAGTTTCTTCTGATAAAAAATTGCAATAAAAACATGGCGAAGTCATAAATGTTTCACACACTTTATTTGTTAGAAGTTCATCCCATGTATATCCTTTCTTTGCAGCCTGCTGTTTTATTGAAGATAATCTGATATTAAAATTTTTGGTTCTATATTTTGATAAATGTTCTAGGTTATTATTTCTCCAATTTTTTGCAGAAACTGCATTATTTTTTAGAAATTCTTCTTCATTTTCTGTTCTTTTTTTTCGACGAAATTCAATATAATATTTCTTTTCATTTTGTCTTGCATTTCTTTTTTCAATTATTTCAGGTTTCTGTTTTTGTCTTGCATCTTTTTCACGACATTTCATGCAACATTTTACAGTAGTTCCTTGTTTTTTACCAATATAATATGTTGAATCTCTCCAACATTTACAATTAGTGCATTGTATTTTGTTTTTTTCAGTCATTATTTATGCTTGAACAAATAGAAAAAAGGAATTCATTTTTTATTGATTTTTGAAAATTATAAAGAGTAAAACTGTTTTTAAACCCTCTAATTGGAATACGCCAACGTATTCAACCCATTGTGTTCCGAATTTATTCAGAACACAACACTATCAGCTCTCCTAGTATAGTGAATGATGACACTATAAAATTCCTCTGATAATCCATATCTCTATGGGGACGGACTCTATCTTAAGCCATTTGTGATAATAATACAAACAGCCCATCGCCACTTAGTCTCTGAACGCGTTCCATAGCTTTTTATAAAAGCCTTAGGACTTCGCTGCGGATTGTCCCTACTATTAAGATTTTTACCATACCCATGAGTTTCCCCATGGTGCCATATAGCATGTTTCCATCTATAGGCGGTACTTAATATTTGACAGGAGTTTCCCGCAATTCGACGATGTTGCCCTTTATACACTTCTCACTTAGTGTATAAACATCATTTGACTAGCACCTTCTTTGTCAAGGTACTCTTGGAAGCATGGCGTGTTTTAGTAATTTTTATTAATTACTAAAGCTTATACCTCCCATTCCGCTCATGATTCTCAGAACGTTGTAGTTAATAGCAAACACATACAGGGAACCGGTACCCAGGCAAGTTGCGGATACGGCGGAGCCGAGTTGTGGGGTGTCTAATTTTAATACTGCGGTATCAATACGAGACATATTCAGGGAGCCAGATGGTTGATGTTCCTCTGGTTTCAGTGCGAAGGAATACACGTTAATACCACGGTTGTATGGTACATTCTCGTGGTGTTGGTATGGTTGAACTAAGGAGAAATAGTTACCATCGCGGGCATTGAAGCGGTCTTGGCCGTTGAGTTGGATATTGGTGGTGTTAGCGTTGGTGTTTACTAAGTTAGATGCACCTGGGACGGAAGCAAGGGCAGATGTTTGGCCGGATTGCCATGAACCATTTAATGCGGTGAAATTGGTCCATTGGTTACCATTGGCGTTGATAGCATCGCAGCTAATTGCCCATACAATTTCCTTGCAAGGATGGTTGAAGTTCATCTTGTAACGGTAGTTGTTTTGGGTGATAGTCTCTACACCTGTGAATTGTAATTGTTCTATCAGGTATTCGTGAGATAATTGAGCGAAACGGCGACGTTCGTCAGTGTCAAGGTAGATGTAGTCTACCCACAGAGAGGTGGTGCTACCTAAATCGACACCAGTTGCTAAAGTGCCGGATTGCAGGCAATTGGCAGCGGATTCGAAATCGATATTGATCTTGACTTCGTGGTATTGGAGAGCAATCAGTGGCAGAGACAGACCTACATTGCGGCAGAACCAGAATTCTAATGGAATGTACAGAGTGGTTGCTGGGGAATTTGGGGGGAGGGTATCTCCGGAACCGGTCATCAGGTCATAACCGTGGCGTTTGCCTAATGGCAGAGACAGTTGATTCCAGATATACATCCATTGTGGGTAGTGTTTGTCGATGCGTTGACCGCCGATTTCGATCTCGACATCTTGTAATAAGCGAAGACCGACGTAATCGACCCATTTGTTGCTGTCAGATAAAGCGGGTAATTGAGTTTGTAAATACATACGGTGGATTAAATCACCGTTGCGGGATATTTGGCAAGTCACACGTTTGCCGAAACCGCAGCTGCCATTGAAGGTATTTTCAATAGATTCAATGGCGAAATTGGTATGGCGACGATATACTACCTTGAAGAAAGTGATTTGTGGGTTACCGGTTAAGTAAACATCTTGGGCGCCATCGTGGCGATTTTTCGTTAAAATAGTAAGGTTCCTCGGGAGTATCCTTGAGTATCCGTGAGTATCCTTGAGTATCCTTGAGTATCCTTATTATTTTAACGAAAACCTCTAAGTTTCCTTAGAGGACGGACTGTATCTTAAGCTATCTCAGGACGTCTAATCCTTCATTGATAACCCACTTCCGTTCAGTCTCTGACACCCTACCATAGACTAGACATAGCGTCATTAGGTAGTAAGTATGCGGATTGCCCAATCCTTTTCATTATTACTATACCTGAGTTTTTACTCTCAGCCAGATTGTACTTTCGTAACAATCCTTAGTAGAAAAGGCTCTAAGGGGTTTCCCGAACAACAAGAAGTGTTGCAGATAATTTACATTATCCACTAGCAGCTGCGACTAAAACGAGGTCGAAAGTGTTTCCCATAATAAGAGCTCGTTTTATTATGGACTGCTGCTTTTATGCCCTGGCGCCGATTAAAATAAATCAGATGTTAAGGCAACTAATTGAAGAAGACCACCACCCATTTTTGTTCTATAATATAGAAAAGAAAAAAATTAAAGATGATACAATTTTTATCCGGATTTTATAATTATATTTATATTTATATTTATAAAAATACCATTTAAGAACTTCCATTTTATTTTATGTAATGTTTAAAGAAAAAACTTCGAAGAAACGTATTCATATATATGAATCTTCAAAGGATACAACTACTCTTGATGCGCGTCATTTAAATATGATTCAAACAATGCAAGAAGATAAAGCATCTATTACAGATCTTTATAAATTACACAATGAAACTGCAAATATTATTAAAGAAATAGAGAACAGGATAGCTACATTTAAAGAACTCGGGGATATTGAATCTGATAATTATAATATAGCTTGGACAAGTAATATTCTTTTTACAGAAAATAAAAGAAATATTGAGAAAAAAATACTTCATTTACAATCCTTTAAAGACGAAATTGATTATTACGAAAATACTGGAGATATATTATTTAAATATTATGATATTATTGATAAGCAAAATGCAGAAACAATGACACAAAACGTTATTCTTCCGCCAACAAAAGCTACTCGAAGTAGAAAGAAGAATCACATTCCTGCTTCTATAAATATCTTAGATGCCTTCAAAATCGCTTCCGTTCATTCTTCCGAAATTACCACCGAAAATAATTCTTCAAATGTAGCTATAGCTCCCATTATTGATAAAGCAACACTTGTCGCGGACTATTTATCTTATATTGACCCCACTGTTATTCGTAATAAAGCTGATGATACGCTCGGTCACTGTACTCATTGTAAATTAGAAATGGTTTGTATTCAACAAGATAGTGTTACTGTATGTCCTGGGTGTGGATATCAAGAATCTCTTTTAGTTGAACAAAATAGACCACTTCTGCGACAACCCAATAAAGAAGCATCGCATTTTTCATATAAAAGAATAAATCACTTTCGAGAATGGTGTTCTCAAGTACAAGGCAAAGAAAGCACAGATATTCCTGAAGAGATTTTTGAACAGATTCTACAAGAAATCAAAAAAGAGAAAATACAAGACACACGTAAAATTACATATAATAAAATGCGTGAGATACTGAAGCGTCTCAGAATTAATAAATACTACGAACATATCAATTATATCATTAATCGCATTAATGGCGTGCCAACTCCTCACTTTTCGCTAGAACTTGAGGATAAACTATGTAGTATGTTCAAAGAGATTCAGGGCCCTTTTCTCAAATATTGTCCCAAGGACCGTAAGAACTTTTTATCATATTCTTATGTTTTGTATAAACTCTTTCAAATACTTGGGAAACACGAGTATTTACGTTTTTTTCAACTTTTGAAGAGTCGCGAGAAGCTATCAATCCAGGATCAAATTTTCAAGAAAATCTGCGAAGATTTAAACTGGCCATTTTACCCTTCACTTTAATAAATATTAGGAGCAGAAAAATGAAAAAATACTTAAGGATATGGATATTATATATATTTAAGAGGGTAAAAAATGGATATTTATGCGAAATTATGCGAAGAATTTACAACAGAGGAACAAAAAATATTTTTAAGTAACTTTCGGTGCTATTTGAACTATGATCAAGAGAAAGACTATGTAATAAATTTTGAAGATGCTGTAAAACACATGGGTTTTACACGTAAAGATCATGCAAAACGACTATTGTCAAAACATTGTTTTGAAAATATTGATTATAAAATATTGAAGAAAAATCTCCCCCCTTCGGGGGAGAAAAATCTCCCCCGCTCGGGAGAGCAAGATTCTGTAACAGAAACTCGTAATAAAAATTTTCTCCTCTCACCGGAGGAGAAAAATCTCTCCCCTTCAGAGGAGCAAGATTCTCAAACAAACGAAATTATAATAAACTCACAACATGGAAATAAAGAAACAATTATGATGACACCAAATACATTTAAAGATTTTTGCATGAAAGCAAATACTGAAAATGCTAAACGTATTCGCAAATATTATATAAAAATGGAAAGTATTATGTTTAAACATTTGAATGAAATACTTCTTGAAACTCAAAATAAGCTAAAAACTGCAAATGATAAAATTAAACTACTTGAAAATAAACGTCCAAGAAATCGTCATGAATTAGGACATGTCGTTTATATAGTTAAAGATTTCACTCAAGAAAATGTTTATAAGGTTGGTTCAACTGAAAACTTAAATACACGCGAATACGCATATCATTCTCATAATTCATCACGTAATAATTGTCGTATTATATATACAAAACGATGTAAAGATAAAAATGTCCTAGAAAAAACTGTACATTTCAAACTACGTGACTATATTCATGACAATAGACATGACTGGTTTAAAACAGATTTTGAAAAAATACGTAAAATAATTGATAAATCTCAAATACATCTTGATGATGAAGAAATGCCATTTACTATTGATGAAAATGCATTTAATACAAATATAGAAGAGACTCATTCATCAACAGAAAGTGAGAATGAAGAATCAATAATACCGGAAACTCATAATATTACAAATCCATTAGATTTTGAAAGATTTATAGAAGAATGTTGTATAATTGAAGATAAAGATGTATGTACTTCATGGATTGATATTAATTCTAAATACAGACTGTGGGCTAGAGCAACAAGAAATAATTACAAAGAACAATTGAGTGCATATCTATATAATAAAGGATTTAGTAAAGGATTAATGTATGACCCTGATACTAAATGCAATTCCCAAGCATTTTATGGAATTTCTATTATACCCGTGGAACCAATTAAATTATCTGAAAATCCTACAGAAATCGAAAGATTTATATTTAATAATTTTAAAGCAATTGTTACAGGTCGTGTATCAAAAAAAGATATTTTTGCAAAATATATAGAACTAAAAAATAAAGATGATCCTCTCTATACAAAAATTCTTCATAAAGATAAAAAAGTAATAAATTCATATTTTGAAAAACATTTTCTTGGTACAGAAATTCATGATGGACAAAGAATTCGATTCGGTTTCTATGGTGTATCTTTGATAGGAACAGCATCAGAAGCTATTGGAAAAAGAATAAATATGGGTAATCGAAATAAAATTGAACAAATTTCAAATGAAACAGGAGAAGTTATTAAAATATTTGATTCAATGACAGAAGCATGTGCTATTCTTGGATTAACAATAAATAAACTAAGTACATGTTGTACTCATAAAAAAGAATATAATGGATTTTTATTTAGAAAATGTGAATAGGTCTAAATCTCATCAATTGCTGGAAATAATTGCAAAATCCAGAGTGCATCTTCTTGTTTAATTTTTCTTATATTAGAAATGCATCTCTATATACAACTGTTAAAACGCCCCAATTTATCTTTTATACATTTTGCATATATCAGTGCATTTATATATACCCCTTTGGCACGACTAGTTGTATGAGCCGCATATTCTTTTGCTTCTTTATTTTTATTCACTAAATCTTTTAATTCAGTTACACTTTTCTTTGATAACTCTTCCTTATAATCTTGTAATAAAGCAGTTATTTTCTGTGTAGGCATTATTTATTGATATGCAGTTCTAAATATATTTTATAAAATAAATAATTATATATATTCGCGACTAGATATTTCTTTCACAATTTTCAATATACTCTTTATATCTTTACATTTCCCAACTTCTATTGCTGTTTCATCATAACTTATATAAAGACTATTAACTATTTTATATAGATTCTTCTTTATACATCTTCAAAAATGTCTAAGGGTGTAGAGAAAGTTCCTGATAAACTTACTGATTCAGAACGCAAAAAGATTAAACAAGCAAATAAAGCTAAAGCTAATCCTAAGTTAACAGCCGAAAAACAAAAGAAAAAAGCAGAAAAGGGTGGCAACGGCGAACAATCAAAAACCCCTTTGACAAAAGACGAATGAATCAATCAATAAATTTCAAATATTTGTAAAAAGGTATTAAAGATAATACAATAATAAATATACGCCGCCTCAAAACCCCGTATTCAAAATGGGAAAGAAAATTCAAAGATCTCCTTATATTGTAAACTCTGCAACTGGAATGGTGACAGAAGATAAAAGAGAAACACTCGATGAAAAGAAGTATTTTCGAGTAATGCCACTTGATATGTCTGGAAATGGTGTTGAAAAACTTTATTTTGATAGTAAAGAACAATATCAAGACTGGCGTAGTAAATATATTAATGAAGATAAGTATAAATCAGTTGGTATTATTAATATTCCTGGATTGAATTCACTTTAAGACTCCCTAGATCTTTGATCTTTGATCTTTGATCCTTTACCCATAAAAACAAAAATATAAAAATAAAATCACAATATATAAAAAAATGATATTTTATAATTATAAGTGAATAATAATGTTACTTCCTATGCCTATAACAACATCTCCGCCTATAATGCACGAAATTGTTATATCAGAAAGTTCAAGAAAAATAGATAATTTATGTATGCCACATATACGTCTTAATTATCGCAATATGCGTTATGATTTATTTTTAGAAAAGATAGCTACAAAAGAGGTGAAGGGTCTATGCATATCGAATAATCAAAAAGAGGCCGATCTTATTATGAAAGATGATAGTCATAATAATGTCTATTTCCCAGAGAGTTATGATATTGTTTCTTATGTTTTAAGAAATGATATTCCAATAGAATTTAGAGAAGTAAATGAAAAGCCCTCTATTATAGATATTATCAGTTTAATGTTACAAGTAGCACTCGTTAGAATATTATCACAGGTATTTTCAATTACAAATTCCACGAGCAGATTTGAACAATTTATAGTAAAATTATTGAGCAGTGATTTCCACACGTCAGTTCAATATTTATATAATTTCGCAAAATCATTTACAAAAGAAGATGTTAGAGATATGATGCGAAATTTGAATTGTAATCTATATATAAATAGACGTCAAGTCCGCAAAATAATGAAAAAAATTAATCATCCTTTACCATAGGTTTCATATACGTTTCATTTAGATATGTTTCAAATGTGCCATCATCAAAAGTAACGGAATAATAGAAAAACCCTTTAGGCCATGAATTCTTCTGTTCATAAAGATCATCTCTAAAATACGATACAACACCATACCTTTTACATCCAGCAACTATAGATACAAATTTATCATTTTTTTTGAATTTAGAATGCACCGTCGCAGTATATATTCATTAAGACTAAGATAGCTTAGGCAGTTGCGGCGTGGTTGCTGTTAAGTGTGGCGTATGTCTCTATGTATCTATCTCTCTCAATCTCGAGGGACACTAACCAAGAAGTGTGATATGATCGCCAAACTTTACCGTTAAATATCTCCCACGTACCTTAATATTTTTATCCTTAAGTGACCTTTGCGGTCACTACTTGAAACCGCTCGGGACACAAGCGTTTGATCTCTGTGTCTAGATCAAATGTGCCGTTAATCAGTGTTATATGGTGAAGAATCATTCTATTGAAACCACTGTATATTTCTTCCAATTCTGGTATAATAATACCATCGTCGTCATATGCATCATCAGGAATATCTGGGATTGGGTCATCTTCATGTCTGAAATGTATCATCAATGCGATATTTGACCCATCTACAAATGCCGATACACTCCCTACATTTTTGTTCAATTTTATGTTTTCCACAAACTGTTTCAGATTGTCCTCCATAGATAATAAATGCATATTTTTCACGTGCTCGTTGCAGAAACTATAGGTATTGCAATTCTTTATATGATTGTTATTTAAGGTATATATATGTTTAAATACTTTAGTATACTTTCTAGTACTAAAAAACAATTCACTGCTAGAACATTCAGAAGTAGTGTAATGGTAATGAGGAAAGGCGTACCAAATGCATTACGACAACAAGTGTGGCTAAAACATAATGGAGAAACATATAATTCTAAATGTGCCGTAAAATGGTGTAAGAATATCATAACACCATTTAATTTTGAAGCGGGACATAATATACCATTTTCAAAAGGAGGCGAAACATCATTAGAAAACTTGCAGCCAATATGTAGTTCATGTAATAAAAGTATGGGGAATAAATACACAATAGACCAGTTTAATTGTTTAGGAAAAGAAGTAAGTATACCGGCAAAACCACCACAAACACCAGAAACACCACACACACCACAAACACCGCAAATAGCACCACACACACCGCAAATAGCACCAGAAACTGACACTAATTTATTAAAAATAAAAACAAAATATGGTGGTGGTGCTTTAAAGTATATATTCTGCTGTTATGTTAAGAAGAAGAAATAGACTGAATAGACTGAGACTGAATAGACTGAATAGACTGAATAGACTGAATAGACTGAGACTGAATAGACGAAAATATCATAAGATTCATTTTCCGTAATCTTACTTTTTGTTCAAGTTTTAAAATATCACCTGTTTTCTGTAAAAAAGTCTCCTCGTCGAAATTAATAGGAATCTTTATTATAAATAATTTAGAAGTTGATATAAGACTTCTAAGTATATCATATAATGGTGTTTCCGATAAATGTAACATTACTTTTTTAGCTTCTTTATAAGAGGGGCCTCCCCATGGACAATCCAAGAAAATTGCATCTTGTTGTATTCTTAAACACACTTTTAACGAATCACCGTGTATACATTGAACGTTTTGTAGATTTAAAATTTTCATATTATTCTGTAAATAATTAAACCGCAATTCATTATATTCTATTGCATATACTTTTTTAAATACTTGAGAAAGCGCTAAAGATGAACCACCTATACAAGCTGTAGCATCTGTTATTGTAGCATCTGAATCTAGATAATTATTTATTTCCTTTGCAATTTTATTCGCCGTAATCTGATCTGTTGTACTATAAAGAGCCTCTTCATCTAATAGTAATTTTTCTCTTATTTCATTTGGAACTAATTTAAATAGAAAATTTATTTTTTCCATCATCATTAGTTTTTATTAAACCAATTTCTTTAATTCATTTTTTCTGGAGGTCCTTTCGAGGAATACATTTTTTCAATGCAGTTTCTTGACTTATATCATTTTCTACAGCTTTCTTTTTATCTTTCTCTAATTTCTTCAATTTATTTTTTAATTGTTTTACATTACTCTCTGCTTCTTTTATTTCACGACCGTTATCTTTTATGCCTTTCATTTCACGTTTTATTCTTTCTTTGCAGTCTTTACGTTCTTTTACAGGAACGCTCTTGCATTCTTCTAATTTTCTTTTTTCTTCTTCTTTCAGTCGAGATTTCGTATCTTTTAATGTCTTTTTACCATTCTCTACCTTTGCATTTTCTTCGTTTAATTCTTTATTCGTTGAATTAATATCTTCATCATATTTCTGTACATCACTTGTTGAAATATCTACTTTAATAGAATTGAAAACCGGATATGCAAATTGTCGCGCATCTTTTTCGCGATTTAAATAACTTATTTGTCCTGCAATTTTATCCATAAAATTCTCCTTGGGCGTTTCTTTAAATACACCATTATCCATTAAATATTCTTCGCTAAATTCTTCAAATGTATTTGGCAATTGATCATTCTCTTCGCGTATTATATTCATTAAATTTATAAAATCCATAGGGTCTGATGTGTATGGTGTTGCCGTCATTAAAAGTATTCTTACTGAATTCTCCCGCGAAAGTTTATAAGAATCTTGAATAGCTTTTACTATTGCTGGTGTGTCCGGTCGCTCTGAACCAATAACATCATTCGAAAATAATTTATGTGCTTCATCTAAAATAATCAGAGTTTTACGCAGAGGATCTCTTGAACCATTTCGTTTTACCATCTGTCTATATATATCGTTTTTGCCTTCACATAAATTTGATAATTGTTTAAAACTTATTGGTTCTACCCAAGCCTTTGATCTATAATTCTTTGCAGCTTTCTTTAACGGAAATTTTAACTCTCCCTTTTCAATTTGTTCTTTTACAACTGCAGAACATACTTGGTCAAACATATTCTTCCAAATATCTACTTTTAACGTATGCCGAGTTACCCACAAAATAGTATACCCTTTCTTCTCCCAACTCGTTGAAGCTAATGCAACACCAAGACATGTTTTCCCAGAACCTGTAGACCAATTTGCTAACAATCCTTTATAAACTGACGATGGTTGGAAATAATATCTTACAAAATTTTGCGAAGGTGTCAATTCTACTATTTCGGGTTCACCAGCCGCACCACCTGCATTATCCGCACGTATACATTTATTTTCTAATATTGCTTTTTCCCATTTATATTTCCTAAAATTTTGATATATAAATTTATGAACACCATTTAAAGTGCGCTTTATAGTTGGAGGGTGCGGATATCCATTATTTTCTTTGCGTTTTTCAATAACACCTCTCTGTTTCTTCAATAATTTCTTTCCACCACCATAATCACCATAAGGATAAGGAGTACCGAGATAGTCCCGTCCGCCGTCTTCCTCATCGTCTTCATCATCGTCTTCATCATCGTCTTCATCATCAGCGTCATCGTAGCCGCCGCCATGTGAATTATATTTTCGCCCTGGTTTTTGTTTTTCATCTATATGAAACACTTCAAATTTCGGTGCAGGTGTAAGATTTTTGGGTCTTGGGTGCGCAGGCGGAATAGGTACTCTTCTTGCATTCGTTGATGCATTCATTGGCGCCCGCGATTCATTATTTATCGAGAAATTATGAATAGGCTGCGTTAATTCTTTATCCACTGCAGCTTCTGATAAGATTTCTTCAAATTGATTCGCTAATACAATTTTACGTATATCTATATTTGTATTTTTCATATATAAATCAAATAATGTATTTGTATCGTATATCTGTTTTAATCTGTCTGGTAATGTGAGATCATATTTATAAACATACAATGGCCATCCTCTTTTAGAATCGAATTTCAGTCCCATTTGACCACACATACGAGTACTGCGACCAATAGCCTGTTTCTCTTCAGATGGAGTTGTTAAATTTTGTAAAATATGTACATATTTAATATCGAAACAATCGAGACCTTCTTTAAAACCTGAATCAAGAACTATAAATCGAATAAATTCACCTTCGATATTATCTGGACGACGATTAAATAAAGACATTAAACTTTTCCGTAAACGAACACCAAAAGGTTTTCCGTATATTGCACTACTTGATAAAAATAAGAAGTTTTTACTTTTTGTTTTTAACAGTGTCTCTTCTTCTATTTGTTTCTGATGCTTATCATATGCTAATGTATATCCTTTTGCAATAAAAGCTGCTGCCACGATTTTCGCATGAACACCTTTAAAATCTATGTAAATACAATGTTTGTATTTTTTATCTGGATCAATCTTGTCAATATTCTTAAATAACTCTTCAAGTTTCGGAGAAGCATCTGGAAGAATATTTTTTAAAACATGCGGGTCAAATTTTGAATTATCCAACTTTAAATTTGTAGCTATATTTGTAAAATTAGAAATCTGTTTTATACATTCTGCTTTTTTATTAATCTTCTCCATTATAATTATTTTACAAAATTTTTACAATATTGATATAACCATATGTTCCAAAATATAATATTAAACCAACTTTACTTAATAATGCTAATGTATCTATATTTTTAATTTTAGTATAATAAAATGTTGTAAATATACTGCATATATAGAATATAACTAATAAATATACACCAGATATCTCTTTAAAAGCTAATAGAGTATATCCTAATAATGCAAATACATAGTAATAATTAAAATACAATCCAAATGGTACCAATAATGCTAACATAAAATAAATCGATAATAATGTATACCCATAAATACCTGGTTTACCAAGAACATTAAACTCAGGTGATATATCTTCGCTATATTTGTTCTTTATTGCATGTTTAAAACAAGAATATGTTAATATACCAAAAGAAACTATTAATAGAAAATGAGCTATTATCATATATATATTATTCTCATGAATACTTTCCATAATTTTATTTGAATATGTAATGAACGCAAATGCATAAGATATACCCGCAATTATTAAAACAGTTTTTATATATTTTAAATTAGGATATTTTTGTTCCATTACTATTATTGTATATTATTATATGTATAAATAAAATATTATCGAATCTTATTATAGAGAAAAATAAATGGAAGATTACACCAAAAAAACTATTACTATTGGTAAACTTAAAATGTCGCTCTTTTCTTTCATAGTTGCATTATCTGGATTAGTCATTGGTTTAATATCGTCAATTAAAATTAATATAGTATCTGGATTAGTTATAACACTCGGATTTTTCCTTGCTGCATATAATCTGAATTGCGTCATCGTTGGTCATTGCCGCATATGGGCATGGGTATTATTGATTGTTTATTTAATAAATATTGTAACTACACTCTCGGCTTATACCATAATGCGTGGTCGTGGTTCTTCTTCCAGAAAGAAATAGATATTTAGAGGAGCGCGATCTAACATTCACTTGATAGAGATAATTCTTCCCCCTGGTATATCATTTTTGTTGTATATATACTTATTATTGCCTCTCCTGTTTCATAATCGATTTCAACATTTACTTTACAATTTCCTGGTATACCTTTATGGTCACCATATTGTATATATGATAATATAGTCCTTGGATATATCTTGGATACATCTACGACCATGTCATCATCTACATGAAATAAATTATCGTAATTTGTAATATCATACAAGAAATGTATTTCACCTTCAATATTCCCAAGATATGTATTCGGTAATATTACAGTTTTACTAATTACAGCACCATTTATATACTGTAAGTTATATGGTGTCTGATTTATAATTCCGATATTTGTATTTTTTAAAATATCGGAAAGAGATTCGACATCGACACCGACATCAATATAAGTATTTGCGTTCATTTTTATTAATCAATATATTTAAAATAAAATCAAATTTTTTAAATTATATATTTATAATACTACAAATGATTGAAGAACCGATATACGATTATACTTTGAGATTTTATAATTTTGCATGTTCACTATCAGATTCTATTGCGGGATATTTACCATTAAATGTTAATAAACCAAGACTTGAAAATAATCTTGTATATACATGTATGTCAGAAGATGCATACGAAACCGAAAGAAAAAAGCGAAAAATTAAAGGTGTTCCATATTCGGAATTGCCGGCTAAATTCCACAAAATGCAACAAAGAAGACTTTTATTACCTTATAAATGGCAAAAGATGGCTACATTATATGCAAATCCTAAAATTAAATTTATTATATTCCCTATTATTTGTAAAAAGAAAGGGCTTTGTGATAAGTCTGATATAAAAAAACATACATTATTACTTATCTATAATAAAACTCTCGCGCAATTTGAATGCTGGGATGATTTATTCGGTATTTCACAAACCGCATTTTCAACACATCGTTTACTTCGCACAAATGAATCAGAATTTGTAAATATATACTTAACTTCCGTTTTAAAAGAACATTTCCATTTTAAATTCGATAATGAAACTATTGCTGTTCCGAAATTTAAAGAAAATGTTTTTGAAAAAATTAAAAATACTCTTGAAAAAGAATATTATAATAATGACTATAAAACAGCATATTCTGCCTATCTCGTTGACTATATAAAAAGACGAATTGCAAATCCGGGAAAACCATATGATAAATTATTTGATGCCATAAATTTCAAAAATTTAGGGAAATCTCTTCATCAACTTATTCAATTTAATAATGAATGGAAAATGTCACATAGATGCGATAATCCACTAAAAATACTAAATACAATGACTGGATACTGTATTAAATTAGAATCACCTATTGGAAAACAACTTATGGGTATTAAAAAAGTCTGTGGCAATGGACCGAACGGCCCGACTATTTTAAATGCCGATTCAAAACGATGTAAAAAAATCAATCTGAATATGCATCTTATAAATTATAAAAAGAAGGAATTTCTAGAATCTCATGCATTATGGGATACTACATATATAGCAAATATATTTACATATTTCATGAAAAAATATCCATATTTAGCTACAAATCCACATGATTTTTCTTTTGAATGGGAAACACCTTTAGAGAAAAAGGCATGGAAACTTACGCCTCCGAAAGATTACATAAAAATAACAAAAGATGCTATGATTGATTCAAATATACGTTTTATTGTTTGGTTTATAAATATAAATCAAGATACACATGACGACTATCATTCAAATTGTTTATTAATTGATAAAGAAACACGAACTATAGAACGATATGAACCGAATGATACAAAAAAAACATGGGATGCTTTTAATAATGGTCCCGAATTAGATGCTGCAGTAATCCATGCTTTTAAAGAATTTAATTTAGAATATATTCCAATGTTAAAAACGTGTCCATATGGATTTCAAACATTAGAAGGAAGAGAAGATAGTGATAAGATAGTTGATTTCGGAGGCAATTGTGCTCTTTGGACAATGTGGTATATGGATTTACGTTTATCGAATCCACTTATACCAAGAGATATATTAGTAAAACAAGCATGGAAAGAATTAGTTAAATTAGGAGCCTTTAAAATATTCATAAATGGCTATCATGATTATCTATTAAGTATCGCAAAAAAGAGAAAATAAACAGCGTAAATGGTGTGGCGGCGTGTGGGGCGGCATGTGGGGAAGCGTGACGGGGGCCCTCTATGCTTTCGTCTTTATTTTTTTAAGAATAATATGAGAAGTTATATGATTTTGATTAGAAAATACGTATATTATATTTCTTTCTATTGTTTCTGAAAATATATTTCCAGATGAAGATACACCGTCTCTTACAAAATCATTCATTATTGTTATTAAATCTTGCACTTCTGGAAGAATCATGATGCCAAAATCATCAAGTTGTTTTCGGATTTCCATACATTCCTTTAATCTTTCGGTAGTTTCTTTAGGCATTAAAATTAGAATAAGATTTTTATTTGCGAATTTGTAGCTACAAACATAATATTGAGTTTGTATAGTAGAATAAAAAATGTCATTAATAAGTTCAAGTTCAAATTATTCAACAATCGTTGTTGATACACTTAATTCTCAATTAAGATATATTGCCCCTATTCATCAATTTCAAAATTGGGGAATCAATCAAAACCCAAATAATCCATTAAGTAATATACTTTCTCAAATAAATGCTACAAATGCTATGACTATTGCCAGTAATTTTATAGGTATTGGAACTACAAATCCTAAATCTATTGTACATATTGTAGCAAATCCAAGTCTACCTCAATCCTCAAATAATTTTATATATGACGCAAATAATACTGGCGCATATATAAGTATAAGCGGTAATAAATCGGCAAATTTATCAGGTTTAGGGCTTACTCAATATTCTGGTGCTCAATTTACTTATCCTGGTGGTATTCAAGTAAACAGTGGTGACGGAATCATTGCTAATCAAGATAGCGGAAGAACCTCTATTATTTCACTTTCAACATTTAATGGTGTCGTTGTTGACGGAGCTGGAAGAGTAGGTATTAGTACAGCTTCCTTTTCAAATACATTTAACGTGAACGGTAACAGTGCTTTTGGTTCATATGCAAATTCGTGCAATTTAAGTGCAAATTGTACTGTCGGTATCGGGGGCAATTTAGGTATAGGTACAACGTCTCCACAATATCCATTACATGTTCAAGGAAATGCCTTTATAACTGGTACATTATACACAAGTAATATGAATATTCTTGGGTCCGTCGATGTTATTAATGCATATACATTAGATACTAGTAATGTTGTTATAAATAATAATGGTCCTGGTCCTGCTTTTTCAGTTACGCAAAATACAACTTTAGCTACAAATAACGTTGCAGATTTCTATGGAAGTACTGCTGCTACACCTTATTTACGTATTGCAAATAATGGAAATATTGGCCTCGGTACTGGTACGCCGGGACAAAAATTACATATTTATGGAACTGGTGCAACTGCTACACCAAGTGCAGTATATATAGATAATCAACAGGAAAGTATAACAGGTGGTAATCCTGCGCAATTTATACAGTTCAGAAATCTTGTTACAGGATCGACGCCAGTGGATTATTTTGCAATTGGTGCATCTTTTAACGGTACTGCTACCAGTGGAAAGAATCTTTATATAAGTGCGTCATCTACTGCTGCAACAAATCCACTCGTAACAGATGCTAAACTTACTATTCAACAAGGAGGTAATGTAGGCATAGGAAGTACTATTCCTGGGTTCCCTCTTGATGTAGTCGGTACAGTTCGCGCGACGACATTTTCAGGTTCTGCTGCTAGTTTAACAAGTATTCCATCTGGACAGTTAACAACAACTGCAAATATACCATATAGTGCATTACAAACAGTAGCTGCATTAACATCAATAGCGGGTAATCCGACAGGAAGTTCTACAAATGTTCCTGTTATAACAGTAAATACTCAAGGTATTGTAACTGCACTCACAACTGCTTCTATTATACAAAGTCAATGGATAGGAACTTCGCCAAATCCTATATACTACTCGTCAAATGTCGGTATAAATACAAATATAACTACTTCATATGCACTTGATGTATCTGGACAGTCGCGTATTCAATACGGAAATTCTCAAGCTCTCTTTATAAAGAATACACTCGCTACAAATAATTCTAATGAAATATATTTTGATTCTACAGTAATTAATACAAATTGTAAAGCATCTATCGGTGTCGGTACGGATACAAATGCATCGGGAAATATACGTGGCGCATACTGGAGTGTTAATAACACAGATCGTATAAATATATTACCGGCCTCTGGTAATGTTGGTATTTCCAGTTCAAATCCTATTGCTAAATTAGATGTCGCAGGCACTGGTAATTTCCAAAATACTCTTGCTGTAAATTATGCAACGACGACAACTGATGCAAGTGTAGGACAATTATATCTTTATAATTCGGCAACCGCAAATGGAAATAATGCTTCTGCACTTATTCGTGTAGCAGGTTCAGGTGCTTCTGCCGGGTCTCCATTCATTGGTTTAGATATCAATACAGTATCTGGATGGAGTATTGGACAAGTAAATAGTGGAACTGCTTCTACAAATAACTTAGCAATTCGTAATACAAATAATTTTACAAGTACAAATGTGGTATCACTTACACCAACGGGAACGCTTTCAGCAACTACATTTTCTGGATCCGGTGCAAATCTTACAAGTATCCCTGCAGGACAACTTACAGGAACAAATACATTACCTGCAACAGTTTTACCACTTGTTGCATCTTTACCCGTTGGTGCACAAGGATCATCTACGGTTACACCAGTTATTACGGTAGATACATATGGTCGCGTAAGTGCATTAAGCACATCAAATATAAGTGGATTATGGTCAGTAAGTTCTTCTTATTATTATTACAATGGTGGTAATGTTGGTATAGGCACTGTTACGCCTAATCAAAAATTACACATATATGGAACTGGTGCAACCGCGACACCAAGTGCGATATACATTGATAATCAACAAGAAACATCGGCAAATGGTAATCCTGCGCAGTTTTTACAATTCAGAAATCTTGTAACAGGCACAACACCAACGGATTACTTTGCAATTGGTGCATCTTTTAATACAAGTAAAAATCTTTATATAAGTGCTTCATCGACTGCCCAAGCACTTCCACAGGTAACTGATGCAAAGGTTACTATTCAACAAAGTGGAAATGTTGGTATAGGAATAACAAATCCTACTGCTCTTCTTCATTTATATGGAAATCAAGGTAGTCTTTCTCAATATATTTCAAACGGTAGCAGCACTGGTGTAGGAAATTATTATTTAATACCAGATACAGGTGGCGCAAATTCTGCATTAATTAGCAAAGGCGGTAGTTCTTTTGCAGGAACTGGCGGTGCTTATATATTAAGCATAACAAATCTTGTAGGAAATATTTCTATTGTAGCTACAACTGGAAGTATAGCTCTAAATGCTAATTCTTCAGGCAATATAACTCTAAATACAAATAATTTAGCATCAGCATTACAAGTATATAATAACGGAGCCGTAAATATTGGCAATAATCAAACTACCAATAAAATACTCGTTGTAAATGATCCTTCAGCAAGCGACACACCATCATCTGCTACAAATTTCTATGGCTTTGGTTATAATGCAAATACTCTACGTTATCAAGTACCGAGTGCAACAACAAGTTATAACACATGGTATGGTGGTAGTACGGCAATGATGCAACTGAATAATGGTAATTTAACGGTTACAGGTGATATTACCGCATTTGGAAGCATATCAGATAAGCGTTTTAAAGAAAATATAATATCGATGTCTACTGAATTAGCGATAAATACTATTATGGAATTAAATCCTGTGACGTATAATTGGAAAAAGGATATATATAATCAGGAACATGCGGGTAAAAAAGATATAGGATTTATTGCACAAGAAGTAGAAGAAATATGTCCACTTGTAGTCGGAGAATTTACATTACCAGCGGAATCAGCGGAAAAGTATAAGAAAGTGAAATATGAGAAAATAGTACCATATCTTGTAAAGACTGTACAAGAACTTATAAAAGAAAATAAACAATTGCGAGTTGATATGCAAGAACTTAAACAACAGATGAACCATCGCCATCAGATGGAGGTACCCATGATGTATTTATAAGTGTTACTTTATATGTATTATCAAGATAATTGCTAAAACTAGATATTGAGCGAATACCGGGTTTAATTCTTATAATATTCTTAAGAGAATTTGTCGTATTTTGTATCTGTACTTTTAAAGGGTCAGATGCATTGCTATATTGCGAGAATATACTATCATCAAATTGATCAGTAAATATAAATTCATATAAATATGTAATATCACTTATACCTTTTGTATTCTGTGTAGCCGGCGCGGTAGCTGTTGGGTCTGGTGTTATTGTATCTGCCATTGATGTCTTTTTTCTATACTATAGATATACTATTTTAAAAATTATATAAGAAAAATCGCAGTCTTTTTTAGAAGAGCGCGAGAATGTTAAAATGTTTTATGCCTATAAAGAATAATATAGAGAAAGATAAGAGATATACAAATGCTACAACAAATATAGTTAAATATATAAATTCAAAAATAATAAATAGATTAAAAAAAGAAATTACATTAGATAATGATTTTGTAAATGTAAAAGCATGTGACGAAGATTCGAGTTCAAATATATTATATGTCATCTTACCTTATTTTAATTTCTGTAAATCCAAGCGTAGATATGAGTTATTTATAGAATTTATAGAAAGAATCTCTAAATATGACAAAATCAAAATTGTAATATCCGAGGCATCAAATACAGATACATTTGAATTACCTGATAATATGGATAATATATATCAACATCATGGATATAAATTACAGACAGAATTTTGGTGTAAAGAAAATCTAATAAATGTAGCTATAAGAAATCTCCCTTCTCAATGGAAATATGTTGCATGGATTGATGCTGATTTAACATTTTTAAATGAAAACTGGGTTGAAGAGGCGCTCGAAGAATTAGATAAAGCGCATTTTATACAATTATATACAAGTGCTGTATATCTTGGTCCACAGGAAGAGGCAATGCGAATTGATAAAAGTTTTGGATATATGTATAAGAATTCTACAACTGAATGGCGTAATGATCATAAATATGGTTTTTGGCATTGTGGTTTTGCATGGGCATGTACGCGATATGCCTATGATAAAACAAATGGACTCATTGATTTCGCTATTTTAGGTTCAAGTGACCACCATATGGCTCTTGCATTAATAAATAAAGTAGAATTGAGTTATCCTAATAATACGACTATAGATAAATCATTTTTGGAAAAATTAAAAGATTATGAGGCTCTTGTGAGAATACATAAATTAAATTTGTCATATATAAATGGTACTATTTTACATCATTGGCATGGACGCTTAGAGGATAGAAAGTATGTAGAAAGATGGAATATTTTCTATAAACATAGCTATAATCCTGACAAAGATATTGTATATAATGATGAAGGTTTACTTAATTTAACTGCAGAAGGAAAACGTATGGAAGAGGATATTATAGAATATTTTATAGGCAGAAATGAAGATAATACCGAAGTCTAGATAATATAGTGTGTCGGTTAGACTGCATGAGTGGAGGACGGTGCAGGGTTTTCTTCTATTCCATGGGTTGTGTCGCAGAGGCATGAACGGCGGCAGCGTGTGCAGCATGGGCAGCAGCGTGGGCGGCCTGGGCAGCAGCATGAGATGCTTCTGCTAAAGCATTATTCATATAGTGATGAAAGTGAGCGTAATGAGGGTGTTTATGATGATAATGTTGATGTAAGATTGGAGTCGGAGGAATTTGTACCGGTGTTGATGGAGTCGACGGTGTCGATGAGGATGGGGTGGTTGATGAGGCTGGGGTGGTTGATGGGGAGGGCGTGGATGGCTCAGTTGGGGGTGGCACTGTAGATGTTGGTATATTTTGTGGCATACTTGGGACAACTGTAGGTGTAGGAGTAGTTACGGGAACAGGTGCTGGTGTTGAAGATGTAGGTGCTAAAACATTTGTATCAAATTGTCCAATGACATTTCCGGGAGGCGATGTATTCATTGTAACATCAACTGCATTTGTAGTTGTGTTTATTGCGAATCCCATTGCAAAAGTAGTACTTGATTTCCATACAAGGGCTGTGAAATGCCCAGTTGCTTCTGAGAAACCTGGTTTTGTGAAATCATAGAGTTTAATTTCATTATACCACATGTCTACTGCTAATTTCACGAGTCCCATAAAATCAGTTCCATATCCCTGAAAATATGCAAGATTCTCTCCATATAAACTTGTTCCACTGTGTTGAAATAAATTATTGTTTAATAAATAATTTGCCCAATTTTGTGAAAAGATAGCTATAGTTGGGTCCCATGTAAGAGGCGGTGCCTGATGTAAAGTTCTGTAATTATTAATATATGCAGTAATTTCATTTATCTGGTCTTGATTAAATACGGCAGCAGTCTGTGCAATAGAAGATGCGGCCTTTAATACAATAGCTGATTTCTTTACCGGTTCTTCTTTATCTGTAGATAAAGGTACTTTTGGTATAGGAGGTTTCCCCTCTGTTGCTAATAAATCATAATCACAAGGACCGTATGGGCCATATCCACCAAAATACCGAGGTCCAAAATACGGTCCATAAATGGAACGTCCGAGATATGCCATAGAGTTTCTATAAGTTTGAAAAGAAAATAAATTTAGCTAATATCCATAAAATCATTAATAATAATATCAATTTCCATTTCTATATAATACTCAATATCCATTGCGGCTGGGCCATTTGTATTATTTGCACTATTTGTATCATTTGCTCCATTTGCTCCATTTGCTCCATGTTTTGGTGTTGTTATATATGTTATGTCCATTATATATATTTATTATCTATTACATTTAGAAAACACTTAAAAAATAAATATATTGTATTATAAAGACTATGAAATCAGTTCCTATTGATATCCCGTCAAGACCAAAATCAAGTAGCGGTGGTAACGGTGGTAGCGGTGGTAACGGTAGCTATCGTAGACTATCACCAACAATTTCTTTATTATCGAAATCTCTTCCTCCATCACATAAATATATATTATTACAAGGAAATGGGGAAACAGGAGATATGCCATTTATAAATAAAATGACTGTAACTAATATATTATCGGAAGCAATGCCATCTATCAATAAATCTTCAATAAGTAGATATATAGAAGAAGTAAATGTTAAAGGTGAAACATATATTAAAGTAAACAAAGATGAAGCAAATAACATATGTACAAATTTAGTTGAAAATGGACTCCATGCAACAATAGTGAAGTAATCAAATAAAATGGCGCAATAATATACATTAATATACATTAATATACATCTAGAGTGAACTCATCTGACTTACTTGTCTTACCTGTCGTATTTCTTCTAAATTTATAGCTAGACGTGTTCCTTTTTCAATATATAACGGTGTGATTTTATTTGGTACTATAGTAATACATGCTAATCTATTACTATATGTTTTTCTAGGTTTTCTTGTATATTCATGTTTATGTCTGATAATCCAGCCTTCTGGTGGAACCCCATTAAATGCCTGCCAGACTATTTCGTGAACATAGTAATTTTTATATCTATTTTTTTGATATTCTAATTGAAATATTTTATATGGTGTACCATGCAATTGAATACCTTCATATGTCTCTGTTATAATTAAAAGACTGTTGTGAAATTTAATTTTACCCATATTCGAAACGTCTAATTTTATGCCATCTAACGTAATCGTTACCCATCGTATAACAACAGGCGTATTCGAATTTGATGGTATATATGGATTTGTTTCATATATATCTATTTCGTCATCTGAAAATGTATAATCAGATTCAATATACGAATCATCTTCTGAATAATATTGATCTTCGTCAATATAGTCGTGAGTATTTGTGGTTTCTTCCATAGTATCCAAACTTTATATATAAATAATTCCTATTCTTTTTCAATAATGTATTCTTTAAATAAAAATAAAAATTGATTCTATGTTAGCGGTATTTTCTATATATTCAGTTATTAAGATTCGCATTGTTTACGTTATTCAGGTTCACATTCAATGGATAAGGTTATACAAAATGTATTGAAAATTCAGAATAAAGCATTATTGGAGCGATTTGCCGAAGATTATAATAAAGATGTTGCCGTAATACTTGGGAAATATCATTCGCCTTCATTTTATGCTATAGATGCCGATAATCGAAAAGAATATCCCGTGAATTTCAAAGGATTTTCTTGAAAAAATGAAAAGGCTTAAGGAATTATTAATTATTACTATATAATATAAACTTAAAATGACGACGAGCGTTAACCACCAGATCCAGAGCCTTGCGATGAATATGTGTGATAGGAGGAGGTATATCCATTCTCCTGTGTGTTGTATAAATATGACTTCTACTGGTTTCAACCATGCGGCTATGTTTTTCAGCCATAGCCATCCCTTTCGCACTATTAAGCTATGGCGAAAATATCCATAAGGGTACAGGCTCTGGTGATCCGAAAAATTTCTTTTCGATTCACGCAGAGGAAAATGCTATTAAAAAACTCCCTTGTTTGCCAAGACAGAAAAAACTGAAGAGAGTTGATTTATTAGTTATACGCGCGAATAAAAGTGGATCACTTGGAAACTCAAAACCGTGTGTTCATTGTATATTATGTTTATATAAACATTTACCTCTGAAGGGGTATATACTTGATACTATATATTATTCTGCCAGTGACGGAGAATTAAAGGAAACAAACCTATCACTTCTTACCAAGGAAGATATGCATATGACACGATATTATAAAGAAAGAAATATGATTGTGAAATCGGGAAAACAAGTTTAGAGTTTGAGATGAACTGTGTTCTTTTTATATAATTTCATTTAGTTAAGTGAATTAAGGAGAGATATGTCTTCCTCGTCGCCATCAATTATAATGTTTAAAATAGAAAAATCCAAAAATGGGTACAGGGAAGGTATATCACGGTGTCTAAGTCAAACCCTCGTATATGGTATAGAAAGACGTAAAACTCAATTACAAATTTTTGGATATACAAATAAATTATCGTGTGCCAGTTGGACATGTGGGTACCTCACATCAGGATGTACTGCTGGTATTGTATATACTACCTATTTCACAATTTATAATAATTTAATGAACAGTCAAAATAGTTTATTAGCTACATTTGCGACTGTAATAGCCGGAATAATTACATCTTTTATTAAAATTCCTATAGGAAATAGTATGCGTATTTTGCAAAGTGGAAAAGTGAATAATATTCTGAGTGCCGGCAAGATATTGTATAAAGAAAAAGGATTCTTGAATTTATATAAAGGGTATAGAATATCGCTTATTGAAGACATTATAGAAATGGATATACGACTTAGACTTTATAATTATATAAGTAATAAACTTGATAAAAAAGATAATATACTTCTTCAAACAACGATTGGAAGTATTTCTGGCTCGTTTGCATCTGGTATCACAACACCTTTTGATACAATACGGTCAAGAATGATATATAATAAACCTTTGTCAATTATGGGATTATATAATGGTGTGCAATATCGAACACTATCAAATGCTGTTAAAAGCGCGACCTTTTTCTTATTCTACGAAATATTAAAGTCTTAGATATTTATTAGACCGGTTCAACCGCACAGTATATATGGAGGACGCATTTACTGTCGCTAAATACGATAATTATAATAAACGTCGCATTGCAGAATCCTGGTCTCCACAACAAGAAGGAATATTACAAATGTGGGCAGAAAAAGCATCTGGGTGGGCGTGGTTACACGACAAAGCATCTCGATATTATTCTTTCAGCTCTAATTTATTAATATATCCAACTTTAGTGATATCAACAATAGCAGGTGGAATTGGTTTAGTTGTTGCAGGAACAACTTCATGTGAAAACCACAAAATCAGATATGTTGAATATATGGTTGCCGGAAGTCATATATTATGTTCCACTTTAACGTCTCTCAACAAATACTTGCGTTCAAATGAAAAAGCGGAAATTCATCTACATATGAATAAAGTATTTTCCTCATTCGCCCGTAAAATAGTTTTAGAATTAACATTAAATCCAGAAGATAGACGCGACGCTCTAGAATTCTGTAAATTATGTCGTGATGAATACGATAAATATGTTACAGATTCTATTATAATTCCTGATAATGTTATTGCACAATTTAAGAAAAGATTTCAAGGAGCTAAATACAAACCGGAAATATGTAATGGACTTATACACTTTACGAATTATGAAAAATACGAAAAAAGAAAATCAATAGCAAGAGACTTAGAAATTAAAATAGATAAAATACCAGATATATTCGAATCCGGAAGCAATACGAATAGTTGCGGTACAGCAGATTCAAATTCAAATAAAAATAAGAGAACATCATTAGATATTGTACCCATTATACCAATTCAATTAAGTATAGAAAAAAGAAAAGAATTAATAGAAAAACGAAGAGATACCATATGTTAAATAAAATCAAAATAAAATAAAAAATTAAAAATATAGATAGAGTATAATAATAGCATAGAGCTACGGAATGGTACATGATGTTGCATATGCGAAATATCCTTTTTATCAGCTATATACTCTATGGACAACAGCGCTCGTTATATTGTATTTATTAAAAATAATTACATTTTCAGTTGCACCTTCTGTTATAGGTATTTTTATTGGCGGAAATATATTTTTACTCTATAAATTTTATATAAGTAAAAAAAGTACAAATATATTTCCGCAAAAAATAAACTATTTTTTGGGTCTTATATTAATAATATGGCATACAGCCCCATTATTCTTAATACCTCTGAAATTTAATCATAAAGATTTAATATATAATATAGCTATCTTTGTAGTGTATAATATTACATTAGCAATACAAGGAACAAATATTGCGAAAGTATATCTAAATTTACTGGAAGGCCAACCATCTGATATTACTATATATAAACACTTCCATGAATTGGGATTATTTCCGTAATTCTTATTCTAATTGTAATCTAAAAAAAATACTAAATAAATATAAAATATTAATATAGTTATGACAACATTACTGTATACTATATATGGTTTTGAAGGATGTGGCTATTATAAAGCTGCCGTTGAATTATTACATTCATTAGCTTCAAAGAACAAAAATGTTAAAATAAAAGAATTGGCAGTTCCGCGGGAGAATTGGCATAATACTCTTGCGACTGTAAGCAAAAATCATAAATTAGTAGCTACTGATGTATCTAAAGTGCGAGCACATACTACATCGCCATTAATAATAAAAGGAAATGCATATCTAGGTGGACATGATAATTTAGTTGCAGCTATTTCAACGGCACCACCGAAAACAACTGGAGGAAAAAAGAAGAAACCCGTTAAAAAGAGTAATTAGAAAGAAGATACTGTCATACTGTCATACTGTCCAATTTATTTTCTAATGCGATAAGTTCCATTCTTGGCATTGCTTTAATTAATAGTTTATATTTTTTGCACTCTGTTAATTCATATACTTCAAGTATTTCTTTAATAGCATATATCATCTTAGAAAAAGTATCAAATGTGAAATCTTGATACCCATATAAAATTTCTATATTATCGTCTAAAATGTCTTTTTCAGATATCGCAAATTCTGCACCACTTTCTGTAGCATCTTTAAATAATTGATATTCATCTGAATCTCTGACAAAATCAGAAGGAAGACTGGCAATATTTTGTAAAAGAATCCAAATTTTAATATCAACACGGAAAATATTTGTCATTTTATTTACAGTTATAATTTATTTCAATTTTTATTTTGTAGCTACAAACTTAAAATTATTTATAGCAATTTCTTTTTGCATTGAATAATTACCATTAATACGAAGTTCTTTAATAACTTTACATAACCAATTTTGAAATTCAATTGCAATAGGTTTTCTTGATCTAAATAATAATTTATATAATCCTTTCTCTGTCAAAAATGTAACACTTTGCAATCCATTGGGGGTGTGCGTACTACGCACTTCCTTTTCAGATTCATTAAAATCTATAATACTTGATCTTATACAATGGATATCTAATATATCTCCTATTTCAGAAGCACGAAATAGAGGATCATTTATATCACCAAGAATAGTTATATTTTTATTATTTGTAAATGCTTTTACGATTTCCATTTTAAGAAGGTGTTTTTATATATAAAACACCCTTATCCTTATTTTCATTTTTAGAAAGTCTTGAATATGCACCACATCAGAATTGGTGTGATTTTTTGACTTTTATGTCGACTCCTTTATTGCCTTTTGTTTTACGTATGACAAGTTCGTTATCATATTCTTCATCTTCGCCGTCGTCATCTTTCTTATAGCCAAGTGCTTCCATCTCATCGTTACGCTCTTGCATTTGCCATAATTCCTTTGAACACATTTTATAATTGACATCAGTCGATGCTTTATACCAGAATACTTGGTCTTGGAGTTTATTTGATTGAGACTTCTTATCTATTACGAGAAACTCATAGTTTTCTGTCGCAGCATTCATGACTTGATTGAATACATGGAAAGACGGGAACATACCAGCGTATTGTTGATAAAGTTTTTCGCGTTCCTTAATCATGTTATTTCTCAGTATGAAGACATAGTCAACGTTCGCACGTAAAGCGGGCGGAATTCCCATACAGTACTGCATACAAATGCAAGTAAAAATGTTAAAATGACGTCCATTCATGAAAGTAGCTCTAATATTCTTATCATTAATCCACGATTTATCGTAGAGACAGTCATCAAGAATAAGAAAGGCGCGGGGGTCTAAATCAGTTCTGCCATATTTTTTAACTTCTTCACGGTGTTGCCCTGTTATTTTCATCTGTCTATCCATAAATTTCGCAATAATATCAGGGGTATATTCATCATAAATTAAGAATTTCGGAACAACTCTTTCAAAATTGTGATTTGCACATTCTGTACCGGATATTACAACTCCAATCGGTATTGATGTATGATATCGCAACATATCCATGAGTGCCACAGTTTTACCTGTGTTTCTTGCGCCAATGAGCACGACAACACTATCACCCTTTAATTTAGACATATCAAATTTCCGTAATTCTAATTTCATTGTCATTACTGTTATAAAAATAAATTAAATTTATAAATATATACGGGAAAATCCTAAAATCCTGGGTATCCTACATTAATATCTTGGTGTATACTTCTTAATAATTCTTTTTCTAAGAGTTCTTGTTGTCCTTTCGATAATTTTAATATTTCTTCTATATGTTGTTGCGATGCACTATCATCGGTTAAAGCTGATCCAGCCGACCTAACCGCCCCTTCTGTTTTTCCTGAAAAAAGTGATGAACCTATATCAAAATAGTAGAATAATATCTGAAATATTATTACAATAAAGAAGAAGAGAATAATTAATTTATTAGTATCCTTTTTATCTTCTGTATTTTTGTCGGGGGAATTATCTTGCTGCATAGTATATATTAACGCAAAAAATATACAAGCTGATATAAAAGCTATGAACCACTGCATACTAAAATATTTAAAGGTTTAGAAAAAGCTTTCATTAACGCGCTGACGTTCTCCGCGATCTTTCTTCTTTTTCTTCTTCTTTTCTGTAGAATCTTTTGGGGAAGATTCTGCAGATAAATGTGGATTTTTCATTTTAAATAATCTTAAAGCTAATTCATCAGCTAATCTATCTTTTTCAATTTCATCTTCTTCATTATTTATTTCTATTTCTTCATAAAAATCCTCATTTGGTTTTTTACTTATTATTTCTACCACTTTGACATCTTTGCCCACATGAGGAGGCGCCACAGGAATATCTTCCTGAATTTGTTCTATCTCGTCTTCGCCGTCATCTTCTTCGTCTTCGCCGTCTTCGCCGTCATCTTCTTCGTCTTCTTCGTCATCGTCGTCATCGTCGTCATCGTCGTCATCGTCGTCATTATCGTCATCGTCGTCATCTTCTTCGTCTTCTTCATCGTCATCATCTTCATCGTCATCATCATAGTCTTCATCGTCATCGTCATCTTCCCCGTCATCTTTCTTGACCGCACCGCTATATTTTTCTACTTGAGAATATGAAGATAAGGACTCTAATGGTTCTAAGGTACTCTCTATTTCTGGAATTTTAATAGGAACATCAAAAGTAAAATCAGATTCAGCTGTAGATGTAGCAACGTCTACAGATATTTCAGATGCAGTCGCATTTACAGTCATAACTTCAGGCGTGGTCACAATTTCAGGCATTTCAGACACTTCTGGCATTTCAGACACTTCTGGCATTTCAGACACTTCTGGCATTTCAGACAAGACAACTGGAGACATAGTAGCCACAGGAACATGAACGGGAGAAGAAACAGCGGGGATGTGGACCGGGGCGAGGACAGGAGATGGGACAGAGGCTGGAGCAGGGGCGACGACAGGAGCAGAGGCCGGGACAGGGACGGGTGTAGATTCTTCTTCAACATCTGTTGTGAATGATCTTACAATTTTGTCCATTGGAATTATACTGCGAATTGAATATAAGATCGCGTTGTGTATAATTTTTTCTAATTGATTAATATTGTATTGTCTTTCAATAGTACGAACTTTATGATATAATAAATATGGTTTTTTCCATAGAGCACGAGCTATAGCTACAAACAGACTGTGTATAAAATTCTGCGGAGTAGGTATTCTGATTTTTATTTTTATATTTTCGGATTCGTGCATTATCATATTTATATTAACAATAGTTGTAACAGTAGCTTTTAATAATTCCGGAAAATAACCATATTCATTCTGTTGAATTATATTCTGATACAATTCATCTATTTGAATATGATTATATTCAGTTATTTTTGATAATAAATTTTGGAAATCTTTTAATACTGTATCCTTTTTTATTACTGTATCATATAATTTCAATAATTCTTTAATGTAATTAGAAGTTAATATATCATTTATATGTGCAATATATTCTCTTTTATTTTCTAAAAGTAACTCTATATTTTTAGAAGAGCTCATATCCTGATAAAAAGATTATAGAAAATCCTTATTAATGATTACGCACCCTCGCATATTTATACACCTATCGGATTAATAGATAAACTATATGGGTTCGATTTCAGTGAATTTAATGTAACCGGGTCTAATCTATCTACATTTGCGTTCAAATAATTATTACCAATCTTTGTAATTGCACATGCGCCGTTATCCATTTCACTTGATTGAGCAATACGAGTGATATTACCAACTTCACGTTCCGACAAACTATCGCTATTAAGTTTCTTCGTTTGCATATCAATCTTCTCGGGTGCCAGACTTGTAAATGCACCGGCACCATTTGGTGTATTACCTGCTGCGCGATTAAGTGTATCTTTTGTTGCATCAATATCGGCATTTCTTTCGGCATCTTGCGATGTTTCCCTGAAATCGGATTTGCTTCCGGCAATACCCTCATATTCATAATCATTGCTAAATTGTCTATTGGTATTTCTCATATCCACATCAATAACACTGTAAGCACCAGTGCTATCAGTTACAACACCACTAATAAAGCCTAACATATCAGGAGATTGGTCAGTTGTTTCACGAACAGTTGTTCTAGCTACTTCATCTACATTATAGAGTTGTACACGATATGTATGCGAAGTCATCTGTCTCGTAGTATCAACTATAGGCGTCGTTTCACGTACAGTTGGTTTTTGTGTATCCATAACAGCTGCTGTAATTTTATCAGGCCCCTTTAAATTTGATATATTTGTGTCATGTATTAATGTTTCTTTATTCGTGGTTTTTATGATATTATTCACTGGGTCATATAATGTTGCTTTATCTGGTATTTGAGCCTGTAAATTACCATATACACGAGAAGCATCTAATGTATATTCTTTCGGATTATGTCTAAAAAAATCTAATAAAGGTGCAATAACTGCATTTACAGTTGATTTCAAATTATTTAATATACTGTCCTGTCCTGTATCTTGACGATTATTATCATATACAAGAACCGAATCTAAACCATAATCATCTTCATCACCTATACCAGGCATATTTCCACTTGCTTGAGTGGGACCTTGATATGCTATATGTGTATCAACACGAGATGTCGGCTTCATCTCTTGTTTAGGTTGCATTGATGCTTTCATTTGTGCACCAGTTGTCTTAAGCCACATATCAGGAGATTGTTCAAAATAGGTATCCGGTTTATTCTTTGCAAATTCACCCATAATACCTCTTCTTCCAACACCTTGCCCAGTTGCAGGAACTGGTAATTTATATTCAATACGCGGATTTGTTCCTACACGTAATTGGTCTACATTTTTGGGCATAATAAAGTCAACTGTATTTGCTTGTTGATATCCACCAGCGCCTTCTGTTGTATATCCAAGACCTAAACCAGGACCGACATGAATCTGTTGAATCGGAAAATCATTTTTGCGTGCTTTTGGGTTGAAAATATGTTGTCTTTCATAATCATTCGGATTACTCATAAAACCACATGCATTGCCATATTGACTCGTCGGTTCAAAGAAACATTCCACTTCTTTTTTATGTTGTATAGTATCACCGCGACCAGTATAATTATTTAATAAAGTCTGATTCGCAAATGTATCAGTATTTTGTTTTACAGCACCGCGAATATAAGGCTGCATATTATTATGGAAAAATTGTTCCGGTTCTACTTCTTTACCGGCTAATGTACGTATTTTTGCCTTATTAGCTACCTGTGGAACTGCCATCGGAGAATTTATAATCTGATTATCACCAAATGGAGATGCAAACATATCCGCATATGCCGGTTTAGGAACAACACCAGTTTCAAAAGGACTCTGCGATTCTTGCCATTTTATAGTTGCTCTGTCAAATTCATCTGCCCGCGTTGTATCATAATACTTTGATTTATATACATTCTGCATTGATGGTAATTGTCTAGGATTCACACCGGTTTCTGTTTTTTTCAAAGTATCTCTATCTTTGTTAAGAGCATATCCAACTCCATTTAAAACTGCACCTGCATATAGTTCCATCTTCTAATGATAACCGGATAAAAAATAGATAAATGTTTACGGAATTTTAACTTTAGTGTTAGATTTTATTTCTTATTTTTAATCTTAATCTTATTCTTATTTTTATTTAATCTAAATCTTAATCTTATTTAATCTTATTTAATCTTAATTTTAATCTTATGCTTAATCTTAATCTTATACTTAATTCTTCTTATATGGTCCGCATCGGCGAACTTCATATTCATAATTATATGTTATTTCACTGCTTCCTAATCTCACAACTTTTGGTGTTTCTAATTTAAATTTAGCACCAATATAAGCATACTCTTTACCTGCGCTGCCCTGTGTAGTTTCGCGAAGAGTAAAGCGAATTTCTTTTTTCTTGGCGCCTTCTTGATATATTTGTTTAATTGCCTTTTTAGCGGCATTCCAAGGACCAGTTGATATAAAACGTCCGCCTTCTTTCACCGAGACTTCTGCATGATCAATTGTAAAGGATCTTTTGTCACCTTTCATATTTCTAAATATATAATAACATTTAATTTATACCCGCACAAGTGTTAAAGTTTGCAAAATTTGTATCGCCTACATATGTTACTGGAGTTACCGAACTGCACGTCGATTTATTTGCCCAATGTCCATCATCTGTTGTAGGCACAATGGATGCTCTTCCGGCAACTGGAACAAAGTCACTTTGGTCCAGTGGATTTTCAAGGCATGGTGTGTGATTATCTTTTACAACAATACGATATGATGTAAACCATTCAAATGGCACGAGGGCTCTGTCTTGAGGATTCCAGCATAATGGTTCCCATCTATTCCATCCAGTTGAGTGTAATGTGCAGGGAGGATTCGATAGACGCGTTGATTCTTGTGGGGCTGCACAAGCACGTGGATTCGATTTTGCGGCAGGCCCGCATGCACCTTTACCATTATATTTTCCGGGTAAATATTCGTCTGTGCTGCATTTTGTATTCTTGTAATTTAATCCCCATAATTCACTTCCATCATCTACTGCTCTGCCTTGTGGACATGCTATTCTACCATATGATTGAAAACGTAAAGATGGATCTGCGGGTATATCGCGATTACATGTTTCACCACAATCTGCTGCAGGAGTTCCTAAATAATAAACACCAGGACCAACAGATCTTTTTAATTTTTCGCTATAACTGCATAAATCATCTGTTTGATGGGTTGTTGCCATTCTCTTATTAATAAAGAAAGCAAAAAAAATAATACATTAAAGTAACCGGATGCCTCTCCAATGGATACGTAAACATATAATTGGAGATGGAAACTGTTTTTACAGAGCTATATATAATTCATCTATTGAAACTGGTAATCTAAAGAAAATAATTGCATGTTTCGATTTATATAAAAATCCTATTGCAGCATCATCAAATGCATCAGCGAATGAAATAAATGAAGTATCTTTTATAGTTGAACTACGTAAAGCATTATCAAATCGTATTATTTCTAAAAAAGACCATAATATAACTTCGGATATTTATGAATATTTAAAAACACTGGATAAAGAAACCTATAAAGCAGTATTAGATGCTTTCCCCAGTTGGTGTCATAAATCTCTTAAAAAATTGCCAAAAACAATTGATAAATTTCGCGATAAATTCGCAAGACATATTCTAAAACAAAAGACATGGATATCCGAATTAGAAGCTAGATTAGTTATCGAAATTATCAGCAAATATCGCAAAGGTATAATTAAAATAAAGATACACAATACTTTTCCGGCAAAATCAGAGCAATTAGACTGCAAAACTATGCATTTAATAAATGAAAATGAAGTTCATTATAATATTTTAGTATGTCGCGAGTGTCCGGCAAATAAAATAGTAAATCCGAAAACCCGAAGATGTGTATCAGAAAAAGGTATTATAGGTCAACGCTTGCGTAATTTCTAGATACATAGTATATTTTCTTCTATAATTAAAATATTGTGTATAATAATAATAGTAAAAATGTCAGATAAAGTACATCTGTTCTTTTATTATATCGGTATCGCTATTATATTCTTAACCCATATCTACATGCTTGCCATGCCAAACATGAATGCTAAAGCAGTTAGAATTCATGCAATTATTAATCTGATTGCCGCATTATTCATTGCATATTATTTCATGAATGCTGAAGGATATATCAAGTTTTAATGAGTGCAAGGTCTATAATCGACTTTACCGGGAAGTGGAACTTCTTTATAAGAAATCATCTGACATGCCGGTAAATGTTTCATATCTGTATCTATAGGTTTTGTTTTATCATTATATATCATTCCTCCTTTTTCAACTGGTGCATATTGATGATTTATGCATTTTGTATTGAATCGTGTAATACCAAATAAATCCGACTCTAAATCCACTAAATTTCCATTAATATGTGATGTTGCAGTTCCACCGATAAGTCCGAGTTCATGACGGCATTTCTCGGGATGTTCATAACGAAATGGAGACATTATATATCCAAGTGTCGACATATTTTCATTTAAGCGACGGCTATAAGTGCATGTATCTGCTGTTAAATGATTAAATGACATCCTTCTATTATAAAAGTAGTTAAAAATAAAATTCAATTTAATTAATAAGTAAGTAGTCTTAAAGCATAATCATAGGTATAGAATATAGATTCTAAAAAGAAAAGATATGCGTATATATCATAATATCGCTATCTGCCGTGACGCTCGACTCTTACTTCTTGTAGGTTTATTTTTGTATTCTTAATAGTATTCTTAATAGTATTTAATGCATTGGTTTATGGCATGATGGACGGTTAAATATTTGTGCTTCACATTGTTTTAAGAATTCTTGTCTTCTTATGAAGTCGCGAGTGTTATCGCCACCGCGAACCCATGGTTCTACAATATGTTTAGGATCTTGGACTTCTTTTATGCACTCTAACATTGGTGTTGGATAATATGTCTGTAATTCAGTTATTTCTCTTTTGCAACTAGCAAAAGCACTGAGATCATCAGAAGAAGACCCAGCAAGAATATCTAATTCTGTATTTGGATCACCGACTCCTGGACGCAAATTCGGGCATCCCGTAAAAATACGGGTAAATAATTGCAAACGACATCTATCACGTGTAAGACGAGCAGGGTCATTACGTAATTCAGAATCATTATCTACTACACATCCTTCTGTATATCCATATCCAATGCGTCCAACTAAATTAGTGTGGTCGTACGAAAACTCCGGGAAACGAGCGTGTTTACCATCACAATCAACCGGTAAATATTGATAGAGTTCATAATTTTCAATCTGTTCATTCTGTATATCTTTAGATTCTTTTGCGCATTCATCAGAGCAAACTCTGCGGCTATCAAGGAAAATTGCTGGGTTTGACGAGTCCATTTTACTATTATAAATAGTAAAGATTTATTTATCATCCGGATAAAAATATTCTCAATTAATGAGTTCTTACGACATATTGATTTCTATAACAAGCCTCACCATTTCCATCTTTGCATGTCGCAGGATTACCATAACACCATTCTGCAAATGATTTTTGGTCCCCAGGAATTGTAGTTACCGGCATTGTATAAAACTGACGTTGGCTCGCAAGTTTATCATAAATATCTGATACATCTTTGAACATGCGGCGATCATAATTTTTCTTTATTACATTTTTAATACCATTATTATCTATATTACATGCCTGTGGATGTTCGGGATTTAATGATATGTCCGCTATAGAAGAATTCATAAAAGGATTGTCTACAGTAGATCTGCTACACACTTTATTATCAACTATGTCTAATTGTTTTTTCTCTAAAAATTTCTCTGATTCTATTTTCTGTTTCACTTCGTAATTATATAAAAATATAGATAGTAATCCAGCTATTATTCCAAAGAATAAATATCTATAATCATTCTTCAATAAAGTGAGAAAAATACCTAAATATACAAAAAAACGTACTATTGCATTTATTTTTTCTGCAATTGACATTTGCTGTAATGGTAAAATTACATAATAGTTATCATATGTTATAAAATTCTGCAAATCATCAAACCATATTTTTTCATACATTAATTTAACTCTTCTACTTTCGTCGAAGATTTTTTACGTCTCTCTTCCAATTTTTTACGTAATTGTTTGGCCTTGACAATACGATCCATAGCCGGATTATTCACCGCAATTTGTCTTCCACCACCGGTACCGGTACCAGCACGTGATTGTGGCCTGTGTCCGCCAGCCATTGTACCAGCCATATTTTGCATCATGCTTTGTAAAGCACTCATATCAAATCCTGGGCCTCCCAGTCCTTCAAGACCACCACCGCCGCTACCGGTTCCCTCACTCTCTGTATTAAATGCAGAAGCCATCTCTTGTACTTTACCCATCATTGAACTAATATCACCGAATGGACTTCCTGCACCCATACCACCTCCGGATTGTAATTTAGAAGAAAACTTCATTGCATCTTGCAGAAGATTTTCCTGTTTTAATTCTCCAGATGCCATCTTTGATATCATCTTTTGAGATACAGTTCCCAATAATTTAGATAATCCACCTTGGGGATTTGATAATGCCTGGAATATATTATCACTATTACCTAAAGAATTCTCCAATTCTACCAAATCAATATCCTCCATTATTTCCTTAGCTAACTTACCGAGTGATGTATCCTCTAATTCTTTAAAAGTATTCTGAAAATCTCCGCGAATAGATTGATTCGTGCTTTCTTGTGTTAATTTAAATAAAGTCAATAAATCTTTTACAATAGCACCATTACCATTTATACCATCACCGGATGTGAGTTTCTCCACATTTTCTTCATAATTAAAATCTTTTTCATCCTTCTTCTTTAATATTTCTACAATAGAATTTACATCTTCATCGGATAATACATTCTCCGCCTTCCTTCCGAAAATCTTCAGAATTAAGAAATATCCATTCGTAAAAGATTTATTATCAAGCACCTTTGAAATACTCTTTAAAGATATATCTTTATAAATACATATTTCTTGAACACTATCTGTATTTAAATATTCCTCAAACTCCGCTACAGTTTTACCTTCAAAAGGCACTCTATCTTTAAATTGATCCAAATAATAATCAATATACTCCTCCGAGTCTTTATCATAATTCAAATAATGATTTTTAATAGCACGTATAAGATTCCGTGATACCTTATCGTCATCTTTCTTCTCTCTCGCCTTATCACGTAATCTTCTCAGAAATGCAAAATAATATTGGTTAAATACATTGGTATTCATTTTTCTATATAATAATATTGTTTCATATCCTTATATAATCTTTTTTTGAATTTATCAATTTATGAATTTATCAATTTATGAATTTATCAATTTATGAATTTATCAATTTTGAACCGGAAGATATTTCTTTACAAATTCGACCAAACTCGCTTCACTTCTATCTCCCATATAATTATTTATAACTTTCCCTTTCTTTATTATTTGAATAGTCGGAAAGCCTCTGACATCTCTTAATTTTGCGGGTAAAAGTTCTATATTACTATATTCAACACTGCAAGAAGGCATTTTGGAATGTAAAACAAATTTCTTCCAAACTGGCATGAGTGCAATACAATGCCCACATTGTTTCCAGTGATATAGAATAATGAAAGGTACATCGGATTCCAGAAGTTTCTTCATTTTATCTTGTGTTTTCTTTGTGATTTCGAATGCTTTCATCGTTCCTTGTTCCTTAGTATATTACAATTTTATTTTTCCGTATTATTTATTAGAATGGATCAGACCTGCTTTGATATAGCCGATAGTTTATCATGTGATGCAATGACTGGATTAGCAATGGATGAATATAATAAGAATTTACAAAATATTTCATATAACTTAGTCAATCCTGCGTGTCCAATGTTTCAGAAATTAGCAGATCGCGGTATAGAATACGATTTACAAAAAAGACCAGACACACATTTAAACGCATCTTGTTTCACATTACCGGCAAATTATTATAAAGGTCCGTGGGTTTCTCAATTTAATATTAATAAACCCCCTTATGAAGTTCGATTCGATAAATGGACCCAACCTAAAAATAAAAATACACCTAAACAATAATATTGAGATGATCTATTGAATACTCTATTGAATACTCTATTATTTAATGCTCTATTTCTTATATGTTTTTTTAGCTTCTTTCATGCATTCAGTGAAAGTTTTGCTTCCTTTATGTGCTTTGTAATAAGCCATTAAGTGTTTCATCCATGCAGTTTGTTTCTTTTTACCTCCGTCTTGTTCGCCCATTTTTCTATAATATACTTAGATAATTAAATAATTTTATGTAATTTTATGTAATTCTATGTAATTTTATGTGATAATTAATAAAAAACTTAAACCTATATAATTATCAAGGAGTGGGACTATGTTACCCCGAACAAAAATATTAAATGCAAGTGATACAAGTATTGGTATAACACAAGATATATCAACACGGAGTCTTCAAACCGTTTCTGTTGGAGATTCTGCTGGGAAAATTAATAATGGTACAAATAATGCATTTATCGGTGTTCAAGCAGGTGCTCAAAATACTACCGGTAGTTATGTCACTGCCGTAGGTTATCAAGCAGCTGCACAAAATACCAATTCTTCATATGCAACTATGATCGGTGCTTTCGCAGGTGCGCAGAATCTCTCCGGAAACGAAGTCGTATTTACAGGATTCCGCGCAGGTGAATTAAATAGATATGGTGGCCAACATGTCGGTATTGGTGCATATGCGCTTCGTGAAAATGTAAGCGGAAATGCATCAGTTGCCGTTGGGTATCGTTCCGGTGAAAGAACACTCGATGGAGGATACAATACTATGATTGGTGCATACAGTGGGCAAGATAATCGTAGCGGAAATTTCAATACAATGGGCGGATACAGTTCGGGAAGAGCTGCATTTCTCGGGAACGAAAATACATATTTTGGTGCATACTCAGGATACAGTAACTCTATAGGTTCCGCAAATTCATTATTCGGTTATAGAAGTGGTGCCAATCTTACAGCAGGAAACCTTAATGTTGCAATAGGCGCATATTCACTCGAGAACGCACAAAATGCATTTTCTAATGTCATTATTGGTCCATTCGCCGGTAGAAATCAAACATTGTCATCTATTAATAATGTACTTATCGGTACAAATGTAGCTACAAACGCAGAAGTTTCTGACTCCGTTATTATCGGAACCTCTGCCGCGCAAAATGTTATCGGAAAAGGCCTAGTTATCATTGGGAATAATGGCGCCAATTCCGCCAATGCCGCCGCCATGCACGGAAACTGTAATATTCTTATTGGTTCCGGTGCAAATTTATTTTCTGATACGAATATCTATGGTCTGCCAAATAGTTTTGGTATATCTATAGGTAATCTAAATACATTAACATATACAAATTCCGTGAGCATTGGCATTAATATTACGAATGAACGCGAAAACTCTGTATTACTCGGTAATACATTGTCATCAGACTCACCTCAATCTGTTGTTATCGGTAATAATATATCACTTCAATCCGTAGTATTCTTTAAAGATGCACTCTATTACGGATATACAACAATCGCACAACAAGATGGCTCAAATATATTTCAAATAACAAATATTAATTATACAAATACTCTTATTTCTCCAATAACAGGTATACCTTATAAAAATGCTACTGCAAATATTATAAATAGTAATGTCATTAATAGTATTACTCATCCACAATTAAATACTTGCGGACCATTTCCAACTAAAAATAATGCAATACATTTACCATATGATTTAATACAAAATATTGCAAATTTTAATTCGAATTATGCATATTCTATAGGACTCGTCAATCCTATTAGAAATGTTACCGATTTAGCACAATCTACTGCAAATATATTAAATACAAATACTATTACAACTCTATTTAATACAAATTCCGCATGTAATATATTCTATACTACACCATCTGCTACAAATTATCAATTATCAAATTTCTATTATATTCATGAATTTGACCCATATATACAATTTATACCTTTCACTTCTAATATATTAATAACAACCCCATCAAATGTGCTAACAAACGCACCTGCTCAAACAATTACGGTAGCATGTAATTTACCATTTACACCTCTCATCGCCAATATAACACAATTAAATCCAGCGACACTTACCGCTCCTATATATATACCCAAAACCGTAAGTCCTCCTGTATTAAATACTAATAATGCAAATCAAAACACGAATCAAAACACGATTACAATAAATACATATAAATCTCTACTCAATTCACCTATACAGGTATTTAGCACACCTCTATCAACATGGCAATATACTGTAAATAGTAATTTCGGTTTAATTGCACCAAATGCACCTACTTGTAATATTTTATATACTGTTTCTAAATTACCAAAATATGGGACATTAAATAATACTATATATAATGATATTTATTCAGTCCAAAATATTACATATACACCATTTACAGAATACGCTCAAAACACTTCAGACAGTTTCGAAATTACGCCGATATTCTCAATAACAGATTATTCGAATTGTAATTATGGTTTGCAAAGTACGAGCGCTATACCTTTTAATATAACATTCAATCCCGCGACTCGAGAAGTGAGTCCTGCAAATTTAATTAGTTTTGAAAATAATACATTAAAAACACTATCTATAAAAGATATCATATTAAATAGTGTCCCAGCATTTGATTCGACTATAACATACATCAATGTTACCTCATTGGACACGAATACTATACTTTTATCAAATCAAATACAATTTACTTCGAATGATATTCAAATTATGAATAATAAAAATACTGGTGCATATCCTATTTCTTTAGCGCCTTCATTGTATAACACTATTGTAAATAATATTAACTCTGCATATTCGTGTGATTTACAATATTATCAAACATATATTTTACCAACAATTCAAACTCTTGCTAATAATTCGTATAGTTTGTCAAATACTCTCAGTTCAAATGTTTTGACACCTCGCACGTATTTACAATGCCTATCAAACATCACAGTTTACAGTCAATCGCTCATTAATTTAGTACCATTAGCAAATAATAATACATATACTACTGTAACAAATTTAAATATACAAATTAATACATGGAATTCATATGATCCTTTCTTACCACCACAATATATTCAAACAACAAATATTACAACCAGTTTTAATTCATTTATGAATGTATATATTCACAATAATTTATTTATTACTTGGTCAAACGTAAATGTCATCCGTCCATTATTTAACGCATCTGTATATCCTTTCTCTTCAAATGTAGCTATAAATTTGAATACTTCTCTAGCAAATACAAATCATATATTTGATGATTCGACATATATCAGTTCTGGTTTAGCGGCGGTACAATATACCAGTGCTCTCTATACTCCATATTCAACATTCTATGATAAATATTACAATTCGCCGCGATTATTTATAAGTTTCTCAGATCTTTCACAAGGACGTATCCAGTTACAACAAATAAACAATGTTTCTACTGCAAATATTTCATTTAAATTTGTTTCACCAACTGATACAACATCTTCTTTATCTATACCCATATTAACATATCCATCTACAAACATTATTGAAAATAACATACAAGAAACCATTAATGTAATTATACCAAATACACCTGTAATCTACACCTCAAATTTAGATAATCAACTTATTAGTAACTATTATATTCAAACAGTACCACAATATGGTGTCTTGTTAAATACCACATCTGCAGGCATACAAGCGATGGGTGCAAATTTATCAAATATATCATATTCTGTTATAAATCCATGGGCACCTCTTTCAAGTTTTGATATAACTATTGCAACGAGTAATACTAATAATAATACTAATAATACAAATAATACGACAAAGTATTTGACGAAACATTATAACTATATATATGACACACAAACGCGAACACTTCCCATTACTATTGGATCTATTACACCATTATTAGTACAACCATCACAAAATTCGCAATATCTCGAATATAATGTAAATACTATTTATACAACACAATCGAATACTATTATTACCATTAATAGTAATCAAGGACTCCTTACTTCTATTGTTACTAGCAATATACCTATATATTATAATTCAAATATTGGATATACTATTACGACGTCAAATATATCGTTATCAAATATTTATATAACGAGTACTGTGCCATATGGCACTGGTTCAAATATAATATCACAACTTATTTATACAAATTATTCTTCTTCAAATACAAGTAATAACTCTATTTATAATAGCTACAGTTTCTCTGCGAATATTTTGTCAGCTACTTCGAATATTCTCTTCCCGTCTATACTAACAAATAATATTACAGTAACAAGCAATGTAATTAATTCTATTATATACTATGCATACGGATATGATACTACTATAGTTACTTCTAATCAGAATCATTATGATAATTATGATATAAACACCGGGAAATATTTATATCATTCTGATGATAAGATTATTCAAGTTATAAATCCATATCCAAGTATAGTCAATTTTATATATAATCAGCCAGGACCGCAAATTGTAAATTATTGCCGTAATGTAACAATACATTATAATTATAATCGTTATGAATCATATCAAGATTTAAATAGACTCTTTTTATTCTCAACACTGCCAAATATAATATATAGCGCTCCTTCAACTAATAATATAATTAATTCAGAAATAAGTACGTTCGCACCTTTCTTGTTTATTAATTCAAATACATCAAAACCTTTGACTGACACAAAAATAAGTTGGTCAAATACAGATTCTATTTATATTAAATCTCTTTTACCAAATATCGCATGTAACATAACTATTCCATTGACTCCGTTGACTCCGTTGACTCCGTTGGCTTCGCTGGCTGCGCTAACTCCACTTGCTCTAAATAATATCCCTGCGCCAATGCCAGTTGCAGTGCCATCTGCAGTGACACCTCCAATAATTGGTGTTTTGCCAATTACTATAGACCCCAATACAATGACATCACTGTCGCTGGCAAATCTATTACAGAATGATATAAGTTCTCTTCATTTTACGCCAACTGATATAAATTTCACGAATATTATGAATGGGTCTATTATACTCGGAAATAATCTTATAACAACTGCAAAGTTTTCGTCATTGAATTCATGCAAATATTTAGCATCTGGGCGATATGATAATGATACTCTAAGATATTTTTATTCATCAAACGGCGTATATGCTTCTTCCAATTTCACGAAAAATCTACAAATAAATAATACTCCTTCATCAGTTATCCAATCTTTTAATATTGGTCTCAGTACTTTTAATAATACATTAAATCCATTTTTATTATATTATTCAATACCATCTGTTATATTAACCAGTAATATTGGTATTCATTTTACTTCCGTGCCATCTGGCATTAATTTCATAAATATTACGAAAAATACAACAGGTAATATATTTAATCAAAGCGATACCGTACAATTTATAAGTAATAATAACGGGAATAACGGGAATGGCACGGCAAGTTATTCTATTGTATATGATGTAATTGATACAAGTACGCAATCATATACAGCTATACCAGGATATACAAATAAAATATTAAATGTGCAAACATATGTACATTATGAATTTCCTTTATCAAATGTCGACCCCATAAGTTTAGCAATACAGAATTTCGGAAATGGATGGCAAAATGCAAAACTTGGTACATTTTGGAATAAAATTGACTCTTTAAAAATACAAGGACAACCCTTTAATCCACGATTATTACAATTTGTAGTCGACATATATCCTAAAAATGGGTATATTAATAATTCATTAAATTACTTTGACGTGAATGCAAATAGTCTTCGATATGTACCGTATTCACAATTAACAGATATAAGTGGATTATCGAACGATAGTCTACGAGCGCGACTATTATATAATTCAAATCAATTATCACCTGAATATAATATAAATATTAAAAATTATATATCACGATTCACACCTCGAATTATAAATGCAAGTTCATTCAGTAATATTGCATATCCACCACAAATATCTTATGGAATGCAAAGTGATCAATTACAATGGATACCTCAATCTGGAAATATCTATTTCCCCAAAAATACAGTGGAGACGCGCAGCATTTTGTGGAATTTGAAAAACTATACATCTACGCCATATTTTTTCACTGAAAATGTAGCTACATATAATTCAACAAAAACCCCCTCTTTTAATGCCGCCGCAGCCGCCGCTGCTGCCAATTCAAGTGTAATTACGCTCACGATAGATGAGTCAGATTCTATAAATATGTCATTCCTTGCAAAATATATAGATATAAATGCGAGAAATAGAAATGCCGTGAATAATGATACCTATTTTTATATTACAACACAACCATTATATGGAATAATCCAAGATGCATATACTGGAAATACATGTGCAAGATTTACACAGGATGCATTGAATAGAATTATCTATCAACATTTCGGAATAAATAGAAATACTGATATATTTACTGTAGCCATATCTTCAAGTCCATATGATTTGTCACTTGATGTATTGAATATAAATATTGAAATAAATACTATGCCTACAGTAATAAATAATTATTCACAATATATTTTTATAGCTACTGCAAGTAATGCGTTACCGCCACATTCTATAAATATACCACATTCATCACTTGAGACTGATACAGGGTATATTCATATTTTCAAAAATAGTCTTTCAAATATTTGTATATCAAGTAATTTAGTAAATTATTCAGATACAATAAATTTTCAATTTAACAAAGATTATATATTAAATTCAAATGCTCCGTATCCTCAATATGGTTTCGATTTCTCATACAATAATTCATCAAACGTGAATTATATAAATAGATTATCGTATATACCAGAATATACGGGTTTATATAGGAATCATTTTAATGGATATTTTAATCAAAATACTGACATCAATAACATTATAACAACAGCAAATAATATACCAATAATTAATAATAATCAAGTAATATCATATACAATAACACCAAACCCGCAGTTATTTGGTGATAATATATTTTCAACTTTGATTCAATTTCAAACAAATATGTCATTAGAAACGAGTCAACTTGAATTTTTATATAATAATAAATTTTTGGTGACGTTTTATGCTGGTAATATGGTATTGCAATTTACATTTACACGGTATACATGGAATTTAACTATAAATAATCCTGGTTCACCGATGATAACAGTAGATGGATATCATAGCGAAGTTATTAATAATAGTTTAGTAACATTATTGATTGTAAATTATGACAATTTTAATAATAATTATTTATCATTGTATTGGGATTATAATATAAATAGCGGAACAAATAATATAAATTTATTGAAAGGTCTTAATATATATGTTGATTTATCTCAATTAAATAAAGTAGAAATAAGCGTACCTATTCAAGACCCTTTAAATTACATTTCGACATCTAATTTTGTGCGTAAAATAGACGGAGGAGATTTGAATGCATCATATACTTTACAAAATTACAATGTAAGTCATGTATTTCAGAATCTTGAATTATATGTAGGAAATCTTGCGTCGACTGATACACACAATGTGATTTTAGGAAAAGCGATTAATGTTCGCGGGACAAATAATATCTGTATTGGGAATACTTTCTCTACTTCAGGTGATGCCTCTTTAATTATTGGTAATAATATTGGCGGTGGCGGTATTAATGAAGTAAATAAATCTATTATTATTGGAAATAATTCCTTTGCAAATTCTGCTGTATATAATATTATATCTATCGGTAATTCTAATTTAAATTATTTACGCCAAAATTACAATGACACTACAAATCAATATGTTAATAATTTCTTATCACAGTATCCTATCTTGATAGGTAATTCAATTGATATTAGTAAAATTGATTTTAGTATTAATATTGGTAATGTATTCTTAAAAACATCTTTTAATCCAGATACAACACTAAATAATCAAATATATTTAGGTACTTCTGGAGAAAAAGTAGGTATAGGTTATCAATCGAATGTAGGTTTAACAAAATCGCTTTCAATAAATGGCGATCTCGATGTCAATGGTACTATCAATGCGCAGACTATCAATTTTAAAAATTTCACTATAAGTAGTCTTATAGATACTGTACCAAGCATTAGTGCAAAATCAATTGACGGAGTACAATTAAATTATGTTGTATCTTCCGTTGGTACATATGATAGTAATGGTATATTAAATGTACGAAAAAGTATACATAACGATTATAGCGTCATTGGAATATGTCTACAAATAAACAATAACGATCCGTCGGGTTCAAATATAATAGTCGGTGTATCAGGCCATACAAAAGTTTGGTGTAATAGCAAAGTTACCGTCGGAGATTTACTTGCTGCAGATTCTTATGGATTAGCATATTCCGCTGGTAAACAATTTATAAATCAAACTGTAAATACAACTGTACAGCAAAATTATACAGTCAAAAAAGTAGTCAATGGTGTACCTATATTTACGCAGTCAACGCAAGATACAAACACAAACACAAATGCAAATACAAACACAAATACGACAAATCTAACAACAGAAGTTATATCAAATTACACATTTGCGAAGGCAACTACATCATGGGATCCTGCTGATACGACTACGAGTGTACCATGGATAGATACAACATATGATCCTACAAGTGGACAACGTATTGGATTAATAGGGTGTATATTATTTTATTAATTTATTATTTTATTAATTTATTAAGTTATTAAGTTATTAATTTATTAAGTTATTAAGATATAAAGAGTTTGTTTTTCTTCTTAATTAACAGAGTAGATAATGACGATTCCGTCTATAATTTATGCTAATTATCAACCATCACAGATTAAGATAGAGAATCTGGGAATAGCATTATCAGATGCAACAAATAATACATTGAATTTAACACCAACCCAATATTTAATTGTAGGAGAGAAGCAATATGGAAAATATAGTTTTATAGTTGATGCTACTGGAATTGCCGTGAATACTTCACTTCCTACACGAACAAATACTGCCGCTCAATATGCTGCGTATATCGATGGAGATGTCTACATAACTGGCAGTTTAATTACAAGCAATAGTATTATATATGGTAATACTATTTCGGGAGGTGGTGTGGGCGGTGGTGTGGGCGGTGGTGTAGACGGCGACGGCGGCGACGGCGGCGACGGTGGTGTAGGTATTGGAGGGGCCAGTGGCGGGTCTGGTGCGGGGATTTCGCAGTGGTTATACAGTGACATGAATTTCAACAGTATTTACTATAATGGAAACGTAACTCTCGGAAATCAATTTGATTCTTCAAATAATCCTTATACTTTAAATATTGTACAATCCGCGGATAGAACAATCGATCATACTCAAATATCTATTCAAAATACTGAATATTCACAATTACGTTTTGGCATCATAGGAACAAACCTCAATTCTCCTGCTATAATAAATACACCACCAAATACAAATCTAGAATTCCATATTGGTCGTGACCAGTCATATTTTACTCAATTATATAATACATCTAATTACGTTACAGTATATAATGATGATGGTACAACTTCTAATATTATCCAAATAACACCGGATGATATACCTCATTACGAATATTATCCTCAAAGCGCAGGGTTAGCACCAGATATTATAATAGATACTTTGGGAAATGTCGGAATACATACTTCATGTAATGTACCTATAAATTATAATTTAAGAATTCGTGATCCAACAGCGCCACAGAACATTATATTTTCGAATACCACTGAATCAATGGCAGTACATGTTGCCGGTTCTACATTTTCATCAAATTTACTAATATTTGATTACGAGACGTGTATGCCGGTAAATGTAGATGAATTATATGTAAGACGTCTCGGTGCAACTATACCAGCAAATCAAGTAAATGTCGGAACATTTGCAAACGGAGTTTATAATTTTACATCAAATGTAAATTTATTAAATGGAAATCTAAATATTAATGGAAATGAAACTATATCACAAAATTTACTTGTCGATGGAACGTCAACACTCAATCAAATTATAGCAAATGATGCAATTCTCGTTGATGTCGCCAGTTTCTGTAATGATGTATACATTCAACGTGATATTATCATAAATCATTCTATTCGCGTACGTGGCCAGATATTTACAGAAATGTTAAGTAATATTGATACTATTGATGGGACTCCACGGTCAAATTATGCCTGGCAGATGATTGATTTTACACCATCGTCACCTGTTTTATCGAATATTAATTTTACAGGAAATGGCTTTTGGACACCAGGCCGTGTTGGTATAGGTGCGACTGCAGGGTTTAATAATCAATTAAGTGTTTTTAAATATACTACAAATATTTATGAGTTAGAATTACATAATTTAGACCCCACTTTAACATATACATCTGCAGTTTTTATTGGCCATCCTGCTGTTGAAAGTGATATGAGTCCGGATGGTAGTCTTGTTATTGCGACACCTTCTTTAAGGGACCCAAATTATATTGGTCAGAATTTATCTGGTGTCCAACAAAATATATATTTCTTTCCCGGAACTGATATGGGAACTCTCAATTTACCAATTATTCGCACAGGAAATCCGCCGACACTCGGAATATTCTATAATAATAGAGTTGGCATTAATACATATGCACCTTTATCTGAGTTAGATGTTCGAGGAACAATTACATTTTCAGGAGAATTACATTATTATGATGAATCTGTAAAACCTGCTGAAATTATAAATGTCGGATTATGGAAATCAAAGCAATTTCAGAGTATTGACCCATATACATCTACAAGTATTACATTCACAGGCATACAATTTCAAAATAAAGATTCTTCAAATGTAGCTATTAATGTGAATCCAGAGAACACATATGCATTGGTTGTTGGAGGTGGTGGTATAAAATCATATGACGGCTATTATACTGGAGATAATCGCAAAATTGTTCCATGGATGGATAGTACAGATTTCTTAACATTATTAAATAATGGGGCTCCTCCTGTTGGAAAAAGATATGGCTTATTTACATATGGAAATGTAGGTATTGGCGTTCCTATACCCAAATCTACTCTTGAAATTAAGAGTAATTATACTGATAGTACAATTATACGATTATATCAGGGAGATAATTCGGCAAATCCTACAACTGCCATTGATTTCGTAGCTGATGATATATGGAGAATACAAGCAAATAACACTGCAAATACGCTCGAATTTGGATATGGTGCAGAGACATTTACAAATAATTCAAACATACGTGCTTTATGGATGCGCGGCAATCAAGTTGTTATCGGTGATAGCATGAATGCATTAAATTTAACTTCAGACAATTTAGATCCATATGCTACGCTATGTGTCGGCGGAAATGTAGCTGTAAAAGGCACTGTAAATGTTACAGGAGGTTTTACAATAAATTCTGCGACATTCTCAAATCAATTAATAAACGCCACAGGAAATGCGTATCCTGTTGTTTCAAATGATGATGTTTTCATTGGAGGGGGAAATGTAGTTTTATATCCATCAAGTGGTAATTCCGTGGTCATTGGGAGTCCAGGATTTCAAGGTGATAAATTAGGAAATAAAAATACTGATTTATCATTACTTCGAGTATATCCTGATTATACTTTAAGTACAGCAAGTCCTATATTAGCTACTTTTCATACTATAGCGAAAACAGGATTATTATCAATTGTAGATGATATATCTGGTAATATATTATATTTCGGTTTAGTAAATTCCGCAAATTCAATTATTAATGTAGGTATTGGTGCAACTATACAAGTTGGTAATGGAATCAATACATCATTTGGATTCTTTGACCAATATGGCAATACATATTTAAGTTTTAATAAAAACGCTACAACTGATAATTATGTTGGTTTTGGTGCAAATGATCCGCAATCTATAATACATGCATACACACAAGGCAGTGGTTCAAATATGTTAAAATTAACTAAATTTGTATATGGACAAGATTCTTCTGCTGCCTGTCCGGAAATGTATTTCGAAAAGATATATTCTCCTCCTACAAATGGTGGTATTCAACAGCAGCCTACTTCATGGACAATAAAAGGTCCCAATTTTACATATGGTCAAAAACTTGGTTTTATATATCAAGATGATAGTACACTTCCTATAGAGAAATTCTGCTTCACAAGTAATGGTTGTATTGGTATTGGAACATCGCAACCTGAATTCGCATTAGATGTATGGAATACGGGTACACGTGGTTCTCTGCGATTACTCAATATAGATAATGCTGCAAGTGCTCAGATATTATTCGAATCAGGTTCTAATATATATGGTGCGGCGCAACAATATGATTTCCGCATGGTTGCTTCAAATAGTCAATTTACTTTTGATATGCAAAATGCGGTAACTGCCGATATTACTATATTTAATGTAAATAATCAAGGTAATATTGGATTTAAATCATCTGCTGATCCAAATTATGAATTATCTGTGACAGGTGCATTAAATGTTACACAAGGTATATATCTGAATGGTGCAAGATTGTTTGGTGTTGGTGGTGGGTCTTCATCTCTTGATCAAGGATTGCCTCTTGCAGCTACAAATATATTCCTGGAACCATTGACACAATATAATGGCGGTGTTGTATTAAATGGAGCGTATCCTACAAGTAATCTTTTCCATATTTATAATGGTCAAAACGCCAATTTTATAGTGCTTGATTCTTTAGATGAAACGTCATCTTCTGCGGGTGAAGTGCAGATACATTTTAGAAATTCAATACAATCCTATGATTATTTCAATAATAGACCTGTGCATACCAAAAATATGTATCGTATGTCAATGTCAAATACAGGATTCCAATGGGAATATTGGGGAAATTGTACTCAAAATTCACAGATTCTCTCTGACCACACGTATTATAGTAATGTAATGAAATTCGCTCCATCATTACGCAATGGTTTTACAAGTGAATTTGATACTATAATGTATGGTTCATTAACTCTCCAAAGTGCAGTTCCCAGTCTATTTTTAGGGAATCAGGGTACTATATCAGGGAGTAATGGAAATATTATAATAAATCCAAATGGTTCTGGAAATTTTGGCATAGGTACACTATCACCTGCGTATTATACACATATAGTAAATAAATCTTCACAAAAATGTGCTTTACATATTGACCAGAATGTAAGTGGTCAAGACGCCTTTCATATTAATACAAATAATGTGAATGTGCTTACAGTAAACAGTGGTGGTAATGTTGGTATAGGAAGTTCACATCCTCTTGCCCCATTAGATATGGGTAGTGGATATATATATAACGGAAGTGGTAGCATTGGTTATCCATCATACACTTTTGGAAGTGATAATAGAACCGGTGTTTATTTATCTTCTATAAGTACTCTTGGAATATCTGCAGGAGGTATTTGTGTTATTTCGATTACACCGCCATCTGTAAATATAACAAATAGTCTATTGATAAATAATATATTTGGCAATCAAATATATGGACCATCTTTATCAGTTATACAAACAAGCACAAATACAAATAATATAGTAGAAATTAATAATGAAATTAATAAACTTATTATAGTAAATTCTGTAGGAAACGTCGGTATTGGTACAACACTTCCGGCATATCCTTTACATGTAAATGGTAATGCCGGATTTAGTGGAAATTTATTACCTATTTCAACTCTTCAATATGATATAGGTTCACCTACACAAAGATGGCGCGAATTATATTTATCTGGTTCTACGATTGATTTAGGAGGAACATTAATATCAAGAATAGAACCTGACGGCAGTGTTCAATTATCTGACGCTAATGGTTTGCAACGTTTAATTGCTAATGAAATACAATTAGGAAATGCGAATAGTGCAAGTATTATTAAAATAAGTATTGGTGCAAATAATAATGTACAATTTTCGAGTATAAATAATGCAACACAGCAGAGTGTAATATTTGCACCACTCTTTTTAAGTAATAATATATTATCTATTGGTGCAAGCGTACCTGGTGCAAATACAGGAACATTAAACATCGTAAGTAATAATAATTTACCAGTAGCTGTATTAAATCAGAATTCCACTGGTGATATCTTACAGTTATTTGCAGGAACGAATCAATTAGTCACGGTGAATCAAAATGGGAATTTAGGTATTGGAACAACGACACCACAATATCCGTTTACTATAAATGCAAGTAATGCGACTTTTGCGGCATATATAAAACAAAATAGTAACATTGGAAATGTAGCTACATTTATAAATGCAAATAATAATGGATTGATTATTAATAATACAGGATATGTGGGTATAAATACTTCAACACCGCATGTTCCTTTCCATGTAGAGGGCAGTCAATTCTATAATGGTTTTGCCAATTTTGGCAGTAATGTATATATTAATGGGTCTTTAGAAATATACGGCGATGCCATTGCTCATGGAAATCAAATTGTAGATTCAGATGCTCGTCTTAAAGAGGATATTCATAAAATAGACAATGCACTGACAAAATTAAAGACACTGAGTGGATATACTTTTAAAATGAAAAATAATGGTAAGAAAAGTACTGGACTTATTGCGCAGGAAGTCATACGTGTATTACCAGAGGCGGTAAATACAGAAAATGAATATTTAGGATTAGCTTATGGAAATATGTTAGGATTGGTCATTGAGGCTATTAAAGAATTAAGTGAGGATGTTGAGAGAATAAAGAATATGAATAATATATAGAGATAGATAGGTATGGGAATTCTAGATTTTGTACAAAGTGCAATAGGAGGAATGGGAACTGAAAATAATAGTATGACAACAAATACAGATATTAATGTTACTATAGAGCATCATAATACAGGAAATGATATATTAAATGTAACATTAAATAAAAACCAGATTATAACAGTAAATTCCGGATCAATAATTTCAAAGGATAGTTCAATTGAAATTATTGATACTATAAATGCCCCTGCCAATGCCCCCGCCAATCCTAACACCAATTATAGTGATGGTCAATTTGGCGGGGCAGAAATTGAAGGTAATATGATTACGTTAAAATCAAATGAAGATAATGTTAAAACGAAGATTTCGCTGCCATTTACGGGATGTATTAAACAAATAGATGTTAAACCAGGAGATTCATATAAAATAGTTAGAGCGGGATTACTTGCTTATACATCTGGTATAACTGTTGATAATAGTGATTACAATTTATATAATATTTATGAATTAGATAATGATAAAGAAATTATATTTACGGAAATTATAAATAACTCAAATAATTCAGATAAAACAGAATATATTTGGATTACAGGTTTTGGTGCTATTGAACTTAATAAAGAGAGCGCTGATGCTTACGATGCTGCCGACGCCGCCCTTGCAAGCAGCACTAACAAAACTGTAGAAATAGATATAGATAATTTATTGGCAATAAAGACAACAGGTAATTATAATATTTCTGTTGAATATAAAGCAGATAAAAATAAAGTATATTTTAAGTATACACCTTCTACTGAAATATATACACATTCAAAAAGTGGATTAACATATTATAATAATAGTAAAATAGCTTTATTGAAAAATATAGAAGCACTTGTTGCAAATGGTACTACTTTCGACTATACAATAGAATCGTTGGCACCGCCGGCTCCATTAGCGCCAATGGATAATGAAGAGCAGAAACTGCAAGGACTGCAAGGACAACGAATGCAGCCCATGCATCCCATGCATCCCATGCCGCCAATGCAGCCAATGCCTCCTCAGCAAGGTGGATACAAAAGAAAGATGTTTAAAAATGAAAAACGTCAAATACTTGATTCAATGGATCCTTATAAGAATTTAAATAATTTAATAAAATTTATTGGCTAATAGGTTTGAAAGAGAACCGATGACCTTCTACGGGGCCGTGTGTTTTCAGAGCGGCAAGATGTTTCGCTGTTCCATATCCTTTATTATTCTGTAAATCGTATATTTTTAAATTTGAATTTGTAGCTACATTTTCAAGAATGAAATTATCTCTGTAAACTTTGGCAACAATACTTGCCGCAGCTATAGAAAGATACTTCGCATCACCTTGTACCACACATTCATATTTTTTATCTTTATATGGTTTGAATTTATTACCATCTACGCGTATTAAATCATATACAATATTGGTATTCGCGGTATTGGCGGCAATATTATCAAGGGCACGGTGCATTGCAAGATATGTTGCTTGTAAAATATTTATTTCATCAATTTCTGCGGCACTAGCCATTCCTATTCCAACAGCAAGCGCTTCTTTATGTATAAATGTAGCTATCTTTTCACGTTTTTTTTCTGAAATTTTCTTAGAATCCATAATCTTTTCATATTCCCCCGAATTCGCATCAGAAATCGGCGCTAATATAACAGCAGCAGCGACAACTGGGCCGAATAAAGTACCTCTGCCAACTTCGTCAACGCCAATTTCAATGATGTCATTTGGTAAAAGTAACATATTAAGGATTCGGCGAATTATTATATTTATATATAATGAAGGACTTTATCTCTAAATCAATAAAATTAATAAATAATAGTAAAAGATATGGATATTACGCAATACAAGATATTCCCGCGATGTCTATAATACTTATTGAGACAGCGAAGGTAGATTTGCTGGATAATAACAGGTACCATGAAATGTTTCAAATTTTATACAAGATATTTAATAATAAACCACAAAAAATAAAGCAGAAATTTATGAATTTACTTCCGTCAGCAATAAAAGACAAATGTTCATCTCTTGTTTCTTATGACATATTACGCGCAGATTTAATGAATCTAGAAGATGATATAATGAAAAAGTATTTTTTATCAATGAATCCACAAGAATTACAGTTATATTGTATGAAATATATATCAAATGCATTTGGAAATAGTGAGCCAATATTATTATTTAATGGTGCAATGTTCAATCATTCATGTATTCCTAATATTAAATTTATTCAAGATGGTAATATTATGTATTTTGTAACTATCAGGGATATTAAATCGGGCGAAGAATTATTTGATAATTATGTTAATTTGAATCTTTGTAATCAAGAAAGACAAAAACGTCTAATAAGTCAATATGGTTTTAGATGTAATTGCAATAGATGTGAAAGTGTCGAATCATCTCGAAGTGTAGATTATTATAAATATAGAAAATATATACAATTAATGGAAAACATAACATTAGACCAGTGTATCGCTACATACTAGAGAGTGCGATTGTTCACACAGGCTTACGCTGCTCACGCTGCTCACGCTACACAATCATAGAGGAATTTATTTACGAGATTATATTCATCAATTGATATATTTTTGCAGTTATTTCTCGTTTCAATAATAATTCTGCATAATAGTATAAGATTATGTTTTATACGTGTCATTTCCGTTTCTAGTTCTGTTAATTGCTCATGAATTTCTAAGGGTTTGGGGTCAATATTTGATGTATTGACATATCTGTACATAGTTAAATACGTTTGCAATTCTTCTAATAAACTATTCCCATTGTTTAAAAGTTGGGATAGAGATTGGGATTGCGATTGCGATTGCGATTGCGACATCGCAAATGAAACGTATATGTTTCCTTTAAGTTAAAATTTATAAACGTTAAGTTAAAATGAATATATTTGGAAAAAGTATATTAAGAAGTTAATCATTTTTTATATAGTGTATAATTAAAAATGTACTCATGTCTATTGGGTATAAGAAGATATTATTCAATGGATTCTTGTACTAATTTAAAATATTTAGAAGAGAAAAAAATAGATATTGTATGGTATCTAAAAAACGGTACAAGTGTCGTTGCGAGTACTCGCGAAGAAATTGTAGAATTATTAAAAGAAGAAGTTAAAAATTTAGATTTTTATTGGGCAACGCAAATAACAGAATCATTATGGGAGGTACAATTCTCTAAAATACAGAATCCGCGTGTTAAAGTTATGGTAACTGCAAATAATGGCAAAAATGCTGGAGAATTAGCAAAATTTCTTATTAATATTGATTATGCCAATATGGAAATCATTGATTATAATGTTCTCAGTTGATTTTTGCGATATAGGATATTATTATATTCTATACTTCCTTATTAGATGGCATCAAATTATTCAACTATTTTGGTTGATAATACAATAAATCAACTTAGATATGTTGCACCTATTCATCAATTTCAAAATTGGGGTCCAAATCAAAATCCAAATATTTCATTATGCAATATGATATCACAAACAAGTGCATATAATGTGATGACAATTGTAAATCAGAATATAGGAATAGGTACAACAAATCCTCTTTCTAAAGTGCATATTATTGGCAGTGCAAGTAGAGGAGCCACATCATCAAATACACTAATTATTGATGGGAATAATTCTTTAGTGGGAATTAATATAGTTTCTAGTAATTCTGCATCTTCAACGAATTCTGCATGCAATATAAATGGTCTTTATTTATTTCACGATATATCTTGCAATGCAGTTATACAAAATATAACTGGAAATATATTCATAAGAAATGGTACAAGTACTCCTGCGATATTTATCGATAAATCGAATAATGTTGGTATTGGTGGAACGACTACGCCGAATATGTTTAGTATAATGGGAGGAGGCGCATCTATAGGATATTCTACATCAGCGCAAACGAATAGTTTAATAATTTCGAATACATTAAGTGTCGGCACAACTTCATATACAAATACTTTAAATGTTCAAGGAAACACTGGTATAAATGGAAATATAGCAATCGGAACATATTCGGCACTTACACCAACGACTACAAACAGTCTCATTATTTCAGGCAATGTTGGCATAGGAAATTCAAACCCTACAAATAATTCATTAAATGTTGGAGGAAGTGTAGCTATTGGTAATTATGGTCTAAATAATTATGCTGCGCCTACGAATGGATTAATAGTCAGTGGTAATGTCGGTATTGGTACATCAACGACAAATGGATTATTAAGTATATATGGTGGAAATGCTTCGATAATGTCAGGATATTTAGGCATAGGTATAACAAATCCTAAAAATTCAATAGATATTGCTGGAAATGTAGCTATAGGTAATATATCCAATGGCAGTTCAGCGCCAACCAATGGGTTGCTTGTTTTAGGAAATGTTGTCATAGGTAATTTTAACCGTTTGGGGACAAATAATTTAAGTATTGCGGGGAATATATCTGTTGGATTTTCAACATCTGCAACGACAGCAAATGCTCCTGCAAATGGATTACTTGTATTTGGAAATAGTGGAATAGGCACAGCAACACCTCCGACAAATACTTTAGAAATATATGGATCTATGGCCATTGGTGCAAATTATTATGGTCTTCAGTCAACTCTTCCATCATCTACTAGTCTAATAATAACATCAAATGTCGGCATAGGAATAAGTAGTCCAGCGTATACATTACATGTAGCTGGTACAACAACTGTGAATAATTTAAATGTTGGCGGCAATTTGAGTGTCAGTGGGTATACAAACATTACAAATAGCACAGTTACTGAAACAAATACTTTTTCTATATCAAATGCTACTCCGAATACACCTACGACACCTGGTCTTAAAGTCTTACAATATACAGGAAGCGGAACATTAAATGGAGCAGTCAGTGGAAATCCAGGATATATTGCAGATTTCTATGATAGTTCAACATCACTTTCTATACCAGTATTAAGAATCGGGAAAAATAATACTGTAGTTATTGGTGACGGTGTTTCGACAAATGTAGCGCCTGCTGTTCCTGTACCTGTTCCAAATCCAACTCCGAGTTTATATAACTTAATAGTTAATGGTGTTATTACTGCTTCTTCTTTAGTTGTTGGAACAGGTGGCATAACAAGTGCCGGTGGTACTGGAATTATCTCAGCAAGTAGTGTGACAGGTGGTATATTAGCATCAAGTGTATTACCTACATTATTAAATCAAGGTGGAAGTAATACAAATCCAGTACCTTTAATAACATCGGGACAATATGCGAATGCTATTGCTAATATTGGTACACCATTAAATGCTTCTGCTTCAAATGGTTCATATCCAATTTTAACAGTAGACCAATATGGACGTATTATAAATACAACTACGCAATCTATAATATCGAGTCAATGGTCAGGTCCTGGTTCTAGTGCGATACCGTTTATTTCTTTTACGGGATGTGTGGGTATAGGTACATCGGGTAGTTTAGCGGCAGGTACATATAATCAACAAGGGGCATCGACTACATTTTTAAATGTTGATGGAGACATATATGCTAATGGAGATGTAATGGCATTATCTGATAAGAAATATAAAACAAATCTGGAAATTATTCCAAATTCTATTGAAAAAATTAAAAAGATTAATGGATATACATATACAAGAACGGATACATTACAAAGACAAACAGGTGTCATTGCTCAAGAATTAGAAAAAGTACTTCCTGAAGCAGTACAAACGAATGCAGATGGTAATAAATCTGTAGCTTACGGCAATGTTATTGGATTATTAATAGAATGTATTAAAACTCAACAAAATCAAATAGAAGATTTGCAGGCGACATTAAACTCTCTCATAAAATAGAATATATGCATATCTATTATTATTAATAATATCATCAATATTAATCAATTGTATTGACATATCATCTATGTGTCTCCATTGTTCATGTGAATTGTCATTAGTTTGCGTAGTTTGCATAGTTTGCGTAGTATGAAGAGAACATGCGGTATAATGGCCTCCTTGATATCCGCCGAAGTGATTTCCGATACTTTTTAGTTTATATTTATTTTCTATATTATTATGGGTAATATTTAATTCTTCTAATATATTTACAGGATTTTCTAGTTTTTGAAAATTATTATTGAATCTTTTTATTAATATTACTAAAATATCTGGTAATTTATAGACTTGATATTGTTTCTTGCATCCTTTATTTTTACATGAGTCACACGTCCATTCTGATAGTTCCTCTAATTTAAAAAAAGACAATATCATATCAAGTATTTCGGTATGTGTTGATAAATCTAGAGTAAGTATAATAAAAATATCGGTATTTATTACATCTACATTGCATGTATTGCATTTTGTAATACATATATTAATACCTTGGATAGCGGTTTGCCATTTACTCGATTTATTGTTATTTAACTTTAAAACTTGTAAATCTACTACATTTGCTGTTTCAGGTATTATAGCGGGTAAGTCACTATTAAATTCTTCAGAAACTTTATCTCCGAGCAATAACCAAAGTTCTCCTATATCGAATTGTTCTCCTGGTGTTAAAATAAAGTGAAATAATTGAAATAATCTATGAACGAATGCTTTCGGAGATATCGAATTCCCTTCAGATAATTTACTACATATATCGTGTAATTGAGTAGTAATTGATGTATCACCGTTTGTTTCTTTTTCTGGTTTTATAAGTAAATTTCTTAAAAGAGGTGTGCCGTATATACATTGTATTAATGAGTTTACTGCACATGTATTGCCAAGATTCTGCAAACCTCCTACTGCTGTCATTCCTGTTATTGCTATTATTTATAGTAAAACCGTTAAATCTTTTAAGTAGAATTTAATAATTATAATAATTATAATAATACACGTAAAGTTTTATTATTTATAATGTAATGTTATACATAGTTATACATTCTATAAAATACTATACACATGAGTATATTAAAACAGTTTGGTATTGAAATAGCATTTAAGAAAAAATCAAAATTAATTGAGACATTAGATATTGGCGGCAACGGTAGTAGCGGCAGTGGTAGCGGCAAAGGTAGCGGCAAAGGTAGAGGCGAGGGAGGCTGTGGTGAAATAAAAAATGAGACGTGTGATGTATTTCCATTAATGTCGTCAATGAAGAAAAGAGAGAATGAGCCACCTTCAGATGGAGTAATTGTCTTTACTGACGGTGCATCAAAGGGCAATGGTTCTAAACATTCACGTTCGGGATGTGCTGCAATTTTTCCGAATCATTTAGAATTAAATATTACTCATACATTACCTGTAGGTTCTACAAATAATCGTGCAGAATATACTGCTGTCCAATTAGCATTAGAACAGGTTGATAGGGAAGATAGTATGAAGCGTAAGACAGTATATATTTATACGGATTCACAGTTAATAGTAGATTCAATGTCAAAATGGATTACTCAGTGGAAGAGGAATGGATGGAAGAAGAAAGACGGAAAACCTGTATTAAATCAAGATATATTAAAGAGAATAGATGACCTTTCACAATTACGTCGAGTTGTGTATAAACACGTTATGGCACACACCGGTCGCGATGATTGGGAGAGTGTATGGAATGACCGCGCGGATAAAGAAGCGAATAAAGCTGCATTAGCACATGAAGCACATGCAAAAAAAATTAATGATTATTTTTAGATAATTTAGATTATTAGATTACTAAATTAGTAAATTACTTGATTACTAGATTACATAAAGGAGTATTTACAGAGCACCGGCCATTTGGAAGCCTAATCCAAGACCGACACCGGTACGAGTGCTAGAACCAATAGATGGTGCTAATAAATCGAGGATGCTGAAAATGGATGCAGCCACAAGTGCAAGGAGGGCAATTTCAGATCCAGTTAAAGATTTGGAGGGTAATATAGCTGCAACGATAGCTACAACTAAACCTTCTATTAAATATTTAACAAGGCGAGTAATCATTTCTTTGAAATCAAAAGAAGTATCCATTGGTTATTCTATATTATAAGAAAAGAAAAACTATTTAAGAACTAAAGATTTTATTTGAATATATAAGAAAATGAGCGGCGCCAGCGTAGATATTACTAAAAATGAATCAATTCCGGTAAGTCAAGAGGATTACTTAGACGAGGATAAACCACTTAGGGGACAAAATTATGTCTGTTTGTCTTTTATATCTCCGGAAGATGTGATGATTGATAAAAATGTATATTTTTTCAATAAATTCACAGAATCATTTTCCAAGGATGTATTAAATTTATTGAGTGGATTACGTGAAAAATATCCGAATGATACTGAGATTTTTGATTTATTGAAAGAGAATAATTCTCATTTCTTTGATGCAAAACAATTACAAGAGCAATATGAATTCTATAAAGGCATCAATTCTTCAGATTTGGAGACAGAATATCACAAGGCCCAGAACTATCGTCCTACTATGAGAGGTATTAAAGTAAGGGGTACATTCGAAACATTAAAAGAAGCACAAACACGTGCTGAGGTATTGAAGCGTATGGGTGATAAATTTGACATATATGTTGCTCAAGTTGGTTGTTGGTGCCCTTGGTCTCCGAATCCGAATGATTTAGATAATCAAGAATATTCGGAGACTGGTTTAAATACTTTAATGAAGAAGTATAAAGAGAATATCGAAAATAAAGATATAGAATATAACAACCGTAAAGAGGATAAAATAAGTAAAATTAATGAAGAAAATATCCGACGCAAGGCGGAAAATGATGCTCAAGCAAAATTAGAAAGTGTCTCGGAAGCCGCGGAGCCAGCGGAGCCAGCGGAATCCACCACCGAGACCCCCACTGTGACCCCTACTGAGACTGCGAACACGTAAGCGGCACCAGCGGATACTACTTCTGTTTCTACTGCTGAGCAATGATGAGTAAAAATATAGTATTTAATTTTTGTAAGAGAATGAAAGCAATTGCAGTTTTTATATTATTTATAGGGATGTTTTTAGTTGTACAGGGGTATTATACACAATCGCTGAATATAGAGAAAACTCCGAAGATTATATATAGATATATACCAAGTAGTTTATATGATGAGCAATTATCTAATAATCCTTCCTTAATGGTATCTCAACAATATAAGAGTATGTTTGAGAATATTAATCCTTGGCCGCCATTACAGAGTCAAATGATAGAAAAGACACCATTAAACGCAAACTCTATAGCTAATGGTATTCAAAGCCAATTAAGTAGCGTACCAACAACTGTTATCCCATCATCTGGGACACCAACACTGGGAATCAAGTAATTACTGAACGTTTTTCTTACAATAAAAAAGTTTTGGAAACTCTAGACTAGGTTTTTGAAGATGGCGTCTTGCTATGTTGCTGGATTCAAAATCTTGTCAGAAGGACACTCCTTCTTGTGAGACATTTTGCGTTTGCTATTTATATGCAACCATTTTTTTGTTTCACACATATATTATTCGACACATGTAGCTAATTCGGGAGTATTTAGAAAAAATTATTAAGATAAATATATTTAGATAATGGGAGATAAAGATAACAATAAAGGGGGGAATAAGCATGGGAATAAGCATGGGCATGAGAATAAGAATAATTTACGGGAGTGGATGATGAATGTTTTAAATTATCAAGCAAATTCGGCAAAAACACCGATAGAAAAGGTTATAGTATCTTTTGATAAACTGAAATTTGATAAAAATGAAATGAAAGAGGCAATTACACAATTAGAGACTGAATATACTAGTAAACATAATATACCACGATTAGAAAGTGAGGGGAGATATCAATTATTTCTAAATACTCAGAAAGATTTAATAAATGACTGGAAGGTTACTAAAAGTAAGGAGACTTTAAGCAGAATAGTATCATTGCAGCGCGAGAAATATATAAATGACCCAATATACACAATGTATTATTATCAGTATAAATGATAGAAATGGAGAGTAAAGGATTTTCTTTAAATATTCCAGTATTTATATTAGCATTTTGTATAGGTATATTATATATATATCTTGCAAAACCGGCATATAAAAGAGTTATAAAGTATCCTACTCCAGAGACATGTGGAAAAATAATTTATAAAGACAAAAGTAATAATTGTTTTGTCTATGATTATGAGAAAGTAGAGTGTACAAATGACAAAAAGCCGCAACCAGTTAATATATAGATAAATAATAAGAGATAATGTTATTTACTGCATTAACCGCTGCAGCGGGAAATAAAACAAAATCACTCAATAATGTAGTAAATAGATTATTTTATACATATCAGGGTCAAACATTAATTTCAGCTATCTTTGGAATAGCACTTGCCTTTTTATTTCAGAAAGTATGCAAAGGAGATAAATGCATTCTTATTGATGCACCTGATCCGGATGAAATTAATAATAATATATATGAACTCGAAGGAGTTTGTTATAAATATAAAACCAGAAGTGTACATTGTAATACATGAGCGCGCGAGCGCGTTAATGTTAGATATATTTTTTTTATTGATTCTTTTAGAGAGAGAGATGAGTACCAGTAAACCAGCTATGAGCACACAAGTTGAAGAATTGCCGAACAGTCCTCCTTCAAACTCAAAAGTGGAAGAAGACCCTTTGGTAAGTGATGTTATATCTGAAATGGAAAGAGAATTTATCTCTCAACCATTACCTCCAAGACAATTTAATTATCCAACTCCTGCACCACCTGCAGCACCCACACCATTACCAAGAGAATATAAACCACACTCTCAAAATAAATATGTAATGAACGACGACTTATTATATGGAATTGATAAAAATCATTTACAAATTGCTATATTGGCTGCAGCATTAGCATTCACTATATTTTATCCGGTTGAAACAGGATTTTTATATGAAAAAATCCCTATGTTTTCAAAATTAGAACCTTATGACCGTATCATACGCACATTATTATTAGCAGTATTATTCTATGTATTATTATGGAAATTGACTTAATTGCGGGCGGATATTACCCTTAATTGCGGGCGGATATTACCCTTAATTGCGGATATTACCGTAGTTGTACATTTTAACAGTAAAGACTTTATTAGCATATTCTGGTATGACTACTTCTACGCCATTATATACTTCTTCACATCCGACATCACTTTGACAATCGCGATTTAAATATTGCACTGGTAATTTCCACATGTTATATTTATCACTTGCTGTATAATATTCCCATCTGTCACGACTAATCATTTTTCTGCCATATAATGGTAATATTATCGGTTCTTCATTTAAATCAATTGATGATAATATACCAACTTGTTGATAATCTGCCGGTATAACTCCTGTACGCATCGGATATTCAGGATTATAATCTGGACTAATCATTGGTTTATCAGTAAATGTTTGCGGTGTTACTTGTATAGGTTCATTATCGGAATTTATAATTATTATGCGGCTTGAACCGCTATAATTATCAGAACTGCCTCTTACTCGAGATATTTTGCCTGTGTTAGGACTTTTAGCGCCTACTAAGAATGCTATGACGCATACTATAATAAGTATAAACAGTAATGCAAATAATAGGTAATACATAGTGTAACTATCATTTTTCTTTTTAAAAACCATCTTATCTTAATTATTTGAAAGATTTTGTTTTAGATTAATAGAGTATAGAGATGTCCATTTCAACTATATCTGCAACTTGGGCACCTTGGGCACCAATTTTATCATCTGAACATATCGTTGAGAAATTTGATAATACAACAACAACTGCAACTGTAGAAAATGTATTTATTATACTCGGAGCTGTATTAATATCAACACTTGTTACGTTTGTATTTTATTGGGCATATAGAACGAACAAAAAATTATTTATTAGTCTTTTATCTGGATTTATATTTTTATATAGTTTAATGAATATTATCGGTACTGTTATTATACGTTCTTCTATAAATAATACATATTTCAAAGTATATTTAGGCGCAGGTGTAATAGTTGCTTCTTTAGCTATTTTATTAATTATAATGTTTTCTGCAATGGCATCTAGAGAAATGCGGTCTGCCGCAATACAATCATCTTCGCAAGATGGCCTCTAAACAGTCTCTAAACGGCCTCATCATCACTATCTATAAATTTAAATTGACTTTTCGGATCACTTTTGGCAGCAGTCGGATTTTCAGTATTCGTATCACTGTCTGAGTCATTATCACTATTTTTGGTATTGCCAGTTATATCTTTTTCTTCTCCCAATATAGTATATCCATTTTTTTTATAAAATTTAATTCTTTTTCGCGATTGGTTAGAATATAAACTGAAATTATCGCATACATCAATTACAAGTGGTGTATATTTTCGTTCATGAACTTTTTGACGTTGAATTCTTCCTATAGATTGTTCTATAGATGATATCGGTGATGCAAGTATCAATGTATTTAATACAGGAATATCCATACCTTCACTTGCCATCGGATATGTTCCTAGTATTATATCTTTCGTCTCGCTTTCTTTTAATGCCTTCTCTTTCATACCACCTACATAATATCCCGTGCTCCCCAAATTTCTTCGCTTGATTTCATTCTCAAATGTCTTTAAATGCCCGCGGCGATCACTCAATATTAATACGCGTCTTCCCGGTTCTTCCTTCAATGTATTTTCTAAAGTATCCATTATAAGATTTGTTCTTTCTTCCCATGCACATATTGCATTTATCATTGCCGCGCAATTTTTCTTACCATTCCACATCTTCAATTCCATCCCATATTCTTCACATGGATCATCATTGGGTACAGTCAATATATTTACTATTAAATTATTCTCTGAACGAGTCTTCAATTCAAATACGGGTTTTCCCAAATGCCATTCAAAAACCTTTCGCAATCCATCTTTCCTGTCAAGAGTCGCAGATAAACCAAGCATTATATTCGCATTTAACTTAGGCAAGGCTCTGCTGAAAATCTCCGCACTGTTATGGTGGCATTCGTCAGACAGTACAACTCCAAATTCAGTGAAGATTTTCGGGTCATATTCTTTCATTGAAATACTTTGAATACTTGCTATTACGATATCTTTATCAATATAATCTACTTCTTTTGCTTTTATCAAGCCCACGCGCGCATTGGGTATAAATTCGCTAATTCTTTCTTTCCATTGATTCATTAAAAATTCTTTATGACAAAGGACCAATGTTTTCTTCTTAATTTGACAAGATATATAGAGACTTAAAATTGTCTTACCAAATCCGCATCCTACTGATATAATACCGCCTCTTCGCAACGGGTCATTCGCTGCTTCAATAAAACATTTCACTGGTTCCATTTGTTCTTTCCTCAGATTTCCCGTAAAATCTAAATTGGGACAATCGATACCTTTATGCATTGTATCATATTTCGGTATTCCAAATATCTCAAATCCAATACATCGAGGAATATATATTTTTTTACTATTTTCTCTATATACCGAAAAACTATTTATATCATCTGCAGATAAATTCGGGTTTGTCTTTGGTGTTACTGTTAAAAGTTCTTTCAAATATTTGACACACTCCTCGTTGCCTTCTTTTATTATGGCATACCCTTTCTGTGATAAGAAAGTTTCACTTATATTAAATTTCTTTAATTTGCCACGCATCTTAGACTTAGTAGAGTCATATATTAAAAAGTTTTAAATCTTATATCAATTTTTATTTATATTTATATTTATCTTTATATTTATTTTATATTTATCTTTATATTTATATTTATATTTATATTTATATTTTTATTTATATTTATCTTTTTCTTTAATCTTTACTACTGATAGTAGTAACCATCCATGATTGAATATATTATGCTTCGCATATTTGCTTTAGCAATGATTATATTAGTATCATTAATAGATGCATCGTATTTACAATTTATTACAAAACTCGAATGGCAAATAATATTTGGAACAATCATTATAGCATTTATATTATTTATTGATGCATATACTGGTCTTTTATTCGGACTTTTATTCTTAGTAACATATTTGCGTTATTATATGGTAAAATTAAACATTAACTTTTTTGATAAAAAATATAATAAATATCCGATGAATAGTCTGATATCACAATATGTAACTGAACAAAACTTAAAAGATGCTCAGGATAACGTAGTCAATAAAACGAATTATAAAAATCAATATGTTGGTGTAAAAGGTGTATATGGCGAAGAGGTCTACAGTTCTCAAGGAACAGATAAAATAATGCCAGGAATCTCTACTTATGATGAGAAAAATGAATATGCTTCATTTCAATTAGAAGATCAATAGAAGCGCGTTTTAAACTTTCTAAGGTGTATATAATGGACAATATCAAAGCGTTTTTTATAATTATAGCAATATTTATTATTATTGTTTTAATTTATCCTATATTAAAAAGACCGTCGGGACAACCAGAAACAACACATATACACGTCGATAAACATCAAATAGATACAAATCTTTGCCAAAAAAATAAAGAAAACGAAATTTCCGCTAAAGAAATTGATACATATTTTAAACCACCTACACCATGCATTCCGATTGATTATCCTACCAAGGAAATCGGTGAATGTCCTTACAGTAAGCCTATGTCTATGGATTTACCTATTGCGAATACAATGATGTGTTTTGCAAAAGAAAAGAAAAATATGTATTTAAGAATAAAAAATGATAATATGTAACAGAGTGTAACAGAGTGTAACGTGTATAGATATAATAATAAATATAATAGAGAAATATAATAATAAATATAATAGAGAAATATAGTAATAATTTTTATTAAATGCATACAGGTATTATATCATTTTGTGACAGAATTGCTTATAACATTAAGTCATCTGAAATAAAGGATAAAATCCTACAGGATTTGAAGAAATACTTTGAAATTATTATATTACAGAAACATTGGCACAGACTCGATACAGAATCTGTAAAGCATCTTCAACGAATTCCTCATTTAGCATGTTTGCGTTCTAACGGGAATCCGTATTATATGTATTTTACGAAATACGAAGATGTGCCTATTATCTATTTCATAGATAAAAAGGTGCAATCAGGATATCAAGTTCCTCGTATTATATTATGCAAAGGTACATGGAAAGAAGATATTTTTTCAAATACACTTATTGAAGGCGAAATGGTTAAGAATTTTGATGGAAAATGGTTATTTCTTATTAATGACGTTATTGGATTCAAAGGAAAATATTTAATAAATGAGTCGTTGCCGCAGCGTATAGAATATGCATTTGAGATATTATCGACAATGTATACACCAAATAATTATATGGATGTTTGTGAATATAAAGTTAAAAAATATGCCTATGCGACTCAAGAAGGCACAGATGCCCTTATAGATATGTCAAAAAATCTAAATTATACATCTCGTGGTATATATTATTGTCCCTTTTCTTATAAATACAAACCGAAATTGATTAACTTTGATGATACACTTATAAAATCAGTTATTCGTAAAGTAAAGGACACTCCCGATTTTCAAGAAAAATCCGTAGGTGGTGGAACACCATTAACACCATTAACAAAACAAGAAAACCATGCAGAAATTCATGGAGAAAACCAGGGAAAAATTCAAGGAGATATTGAGAGACATATCGAGGGAGACATAGAAACACAAAAGATTCTATGGTTGCGTAAAACAGAAAATCCGGATGTATATGATATTTATAGCACAGACCATGGTATGGTAAATAATACAAAAATCGGTATAGCATCGGTACACACTCTTGTGACCAGTAAGATGTTGAGGAATGCATTCAAGGATGCTACAGTTGCAATGTACATACCATATGTATGTAAATATAACAAGGAAGTATCTAAATGGGTTCCATTGAAACGTTCCGTCGAATCCAGCTAAGTGTTCTCGAGAGGTCATGTTGCATTTTTGTTAAATCAATATTATTTGAATGATTATATTTAATATATATATATTGTATATTATTTTCTATTTCAAGATATATAAACATTCTATTATTTATTCTATAAATGTATGTTTCCAGTTCTTCAGTATGAACTATATCATCTGTACAAGGAAACGCATGGGTTGGTAATATCTCTTTATGATATCCAATTATATATAGATTATTTATAGTATTATTATCTTTAATAAATTTTTCTTTTATTATTTTTTGACTATCATTTGTTGTATCATACAAATATACTAAGTTTCTATTATGAAAACCAATTGTCTTTATTTTTACAGGATTATTATTATTAAATTGTGATTTGAAATTAATATTACTCCATCCAATACTGTTATTTTTACTAAAATATATCTTTATACAATTTATTTTATTATTATCCTCGTGCGATTCCGATGCTTCTTTTGCGGGGCTGTTGGGACTGGTCGGACCGTCAGGACTGTTGAGACTGGTCGGGCTGTTCGGGCCATTGTGTAATATAAAATCAGATAATTGGAAATCCATAATGACACCGCTATTGTATATAGAAGAATAGATACTGTTAAATCATTTTTTAGAAGCCCTGTCAGAAATTTTTTATTTTTTATAGAAAATATCACACCATAATTTTATATATATATAATTTTTTTAAAAACTGGTTCAAAATGGTTTATTTTTATGGTATAGTATTTTTTATTTAAAGATTAAATTTGTTATTATATTATATGTGTAGTAATAAGTGTACAAACTGTGATTTTACGTCAAAATGGTCTTCCAGTACTCGTCGGCATTTTATAAGAAAACATTTAGTAAATGAAATAATTTCGGAGCCAACTGAACGAAAAGAGACCCCAACTGAACGAAAAGAGAACTCAAATCAACCAAAAGAGAACTCAAATCAACAAAAAGAGAACTCAAATCAACCAAAAGAGAACTCAAATCAACCAAAAGAGAACTCATTTGTTCATAAAAACCAATGTGATAAATGTGAAAAAATATTATCAACGAGACAAAATTTTATGAAACATATAATAAAATGTAAAGGTAAGAAAAATTCATTAGAATGTATATATTGTAAAGAGGTTTTTACAATAGCAACAGCAAAGTATAGACATCAAAATAAATGTAAATATAAACATAATATGAATAATATAACAAATAATATAACAAATAATATAACAAATATAACAAATAATAATATAACTAATAATATAAATATAATTCACTACGATTCACTGAATACCATTGTATTTGACCAAGCTCACATATCTAAAAAGGTCTTTGACGATATATTTAATAGTTCTGTAACAGATACTGAGTATGTATTACTTAAATTTAGTGATTTATTATTTCAGAATCCTAGAAATGTATTGATTCGAAAAAAATATCTTACAAATTCATATTGTGAAGTTTTTAAGGTATTATGGGAATATAGACCAGATAAACCTGTTTTCAATAAATTAACTCAAGATATATCTATTAATGCAAATGATAGATTATATGAAAATAAAGAAGTTGGCTCAGATAAAATTAGAAATGATATACTTGATTTAACAAACGATCCAATACCTAAAAATGTAGCTACTTTACATAATAATGTTCGTAAAGGTATCCGCGCTAAAATAATAAGTATGAAAAATCCTATAAAAAATGACACGCCTCTGACACCTCATATTTAGATAATATTTAGACTTATAGTACAACTGTGGTAAACTGTGGTAAACTGTGGTACGCTGTGAGAGGTGTGACAGGTGGCGATTTTGATTTAAGGATTATTTAAGTAATAATATTAAATAAATAAAGTTTTTAAAATGGAAAATAATTCTAACACTGATGGTAACACGAATGATGGTGCATGGACACCGGAATGTGGAAGAGCCCCTACTGAAGAGGAATCTGAACAATCACGAATTCGATTTGAAAACTTTACACGAAATTTCTTTCTAAATAATGGTCAATTGCCAGATTATTTCCCAACAAAACCAAGTGAAATTTTGCATATCGTCTTGAATGAGAAAGATAAATCGAGAATAGATGAGATTGTTGAATTGCAGGAGAAAACAAAGGCATTGAAGAAACAGCCAAAAGTTATAACCATAAGTAAGACTGAAACAAAATGCCCGAGATGTGATAAGATTTATGCAAAACATGATACCATGGTAAAGCATCTCAATACGTGTCCTGGTAAAGTAAATAAAACGGAGTGTCCAAAATGCAAGGGAGATTTCGAGACTGTGCAGAAGAAAAACAAGCATGAGAAAACGTGTAATGGAGTACCACCTCCACCCAGTAAAGAACTTGAGGACCAGGAGCGTGAATTGGAAGAACTATTAAAGAATGAGGCTGCTGTGAAACCTATTCCAGAAGATGACATAATAAGAATTTTGCAAAAAGTAACCAGGAGGGAATTGATGGTATATCTTAAGTATTTGGGTTTAGTTGAGGGTCCTATAATGCAGGCATTTGAGAATGCGGACCTTATTAAAAAAGCAAATTCTGATAAGGTCGCTGCTGGTAACGCTGCAAGTGGCAGTGGTGGCGGCAGTGGTGGCGGCAGTGGTGGCAGCGGCAACGAGGGTGTAGAAAGCGGTGCAGGCGGTGGTGACAAAGATGCTGAGTAAAAAATGATTTAACGGTTTCGATATTATAATAATTAATAATAATTATATAAAATGGCTGTGACACCTTCAATCCGCGATGAAGTTGTTGAAATATTTAGAAGACTTGAAAATATAGATGAAGTACATGCGAAGGATTTGGAAATAGGTATTTATAATTTTACTATTGATTATTCATCTAAAAATAAAATACCTTTATCATGGAGTTCAGAAATATTTCAAGAAACATATTTGACGAAGGCGAGATCTATGTATCTAAATATAAAACAAAATCCTCAATTAATTAATAAAAAAGAGAGCGATACTGAATATTTGCCACATGAATTGCCGTATCTAACTCCAGATACATTAAATCAAAAGAATTGGTCTGATATTATTGCATCGGAATTGCTAAGGAATAAGGCGGCCTACGAAGTCAGTAAAGTTGCGATGACAGACCAAATTAAATGTGGTAAGTGTAAGAAAAATAAAATTTCTTATTATGAAATTCAAACACGTTCTGCAGATGAACCTATGACTACTTATTTTACATGTATTCTATGTGGAAATAAATGGAAACATTAGAGAGTGCATGTTCTTAGCGCATCATATGCATTACTGTATCTAGATTTAATTTAGCAAGTGGCCAATATTCTGCTTCACCGTTTGGCGGCATTGGTCTTTTTATAATATATGGTAATTTTTTCTCATTTAGCTCTTGTATAGCTATTTTACGTAGTTCCATATTTGATTTAATGGTAAAATTCTCTGGTAACTTTACAAATGGAATTGCATTTATAGAAAGATGCATAGTTCTCAATCCGATAACTTGGTCAAATTCATATTTTGTCATCCAGGGAAGTGATTTATATTTAGACATATCTACATTCTTGATTACCTCGGAGTCATCTGTTATTATGAAATTATGTTTTCTCGATGTACTTGCTGCAGCCATATCTTTCTATTAAAATAATTGTATATAATTAAATATAAGTAAATTATAAACGTTTATATCATTTTTTATTTTATATCCTCTTCGCGCCAAGTTATTCCACAATAATCACAACAATATAAATATTTCATATGTACTGGATGGTACTTTACATATAAAGTCTGCGGTTTTTGTTTAGATTCCTTACAACTTGCATCGGGACAAATGAGAATTTTATCAGATTGCGCTAATGAATGTGTGACACGCGGCAATGTCGGATCAAATCGTAAATATTTATTTTGATATTGCAAATATAATAGGTCATCTTCTGAATATAGATTCTGAGATACTTTAATAGCTCTATTATTTCCTGATGCGCTTTCTTTTTTCGAAAAAGTACAATGTTTACAATACTTTATTAAAGAATTATCTTCTTCAGCGCGCAAGTATAATAGATTATCGCAAATTTCGCAAAATTCCATTTCTTTCTCTATCTATATAATATCTATATATATCTCTATATATCTTTATATGAAATAATCATTTTTTATTTATTATTCTATTTACTATTTTTATTTAAGGTTTAGCTTCATTCTTTTTTTAAAGCACCCTCTCAGAAAATGCCTGTTCTTAAAATATTTATTATTCATACATCGGCATTGTCTATACGTATGCAAAAATTAGAGCCAATTATTCAAGTTTTAAAGAAATCCGCGCAAAATGCAAATTATAAAGTAGAGATTGTATTAATTATTTCTCCAGATCCAACTGCTCTGCATTCTCAATTAGAAGAATTACAGAAAAAAGTATCATATGACAAAACCGGTAATCCATTCTTTGATCAATGCATTCAAGTATTAAGTCTAGAAATGATTAGCAATATTGAAAAACATAAAGAAGCCCTCAAGAAAATAGTGAATAATAAATATAGTTCTGATGATGATCTTTATTTAATCATAGAAGACGACACAGTTATATTAAAAGATTGTATACAAAATTTTGAAGATATCTTAACTCTAGACCATAAGAATCACGAATGGGATATGATTATTCTTGGATTATCTAAATCAGTTAATCCAAAAGATAAACAGGATCTAGAAAGTCTTAATGAATTAAATGCATCAGGTAAAATTCTGCCTTCAAAAGAAGCCTATTTTATTCGTAAAAATATAGCTACAAAAGTATTGTCAGAATTTGAAAATTATAAGTTTACCTATAGAATCCAACTTTCTTGGATAATAAACACTGAAGGGGCCGGAGGGGCCGGAGGCACTGAAGGAGGCGGCAGTGGTCTTAAAGTTTATTATCCACGGAAAAGAACTACCATTGACGGGAGTAAACTAGGATTATTTACAAGTTCTATTCATTCCAATAATATTTTAACATATAATAATGAATATATGCAATTATATAAATACTTAACTCTATCAAAAGAAGAAATTGAAAAAAATATGCCTGCTATTACAGATTTATATAAAAGTGTAAAGAATCTCAATAGTTGTGATTTTACACATTTATATGGTTTACTAAAAATTAAAGTGGATATGCTAAAAGAAGGCGAAGAATTATTATTAGAAGCTATTGAACAAGTGAAACAATCACAGGGTTTATTAAACAGCCGCTCAGATGTAGCTAATAATTTAATAGAACTCTATCAACATTTGCAGAATGATATTCCGAAAATCTCCACTGCAGCTACTACTGCAGGAATATCTTCGAGATACAAAGATGTCGTGTTTAGGAATTCCGACGGAATTCTTCTGTAATTATCATTCGAATATAGTTACGTAATTCAGGTTTGGACGCATCTATACCCGAATTTATTAATGGTACTGCAGTTTGGTTAAGTTCGTTCATGAGATCCTCTTTTATGTGCATTAAGTCGCTATTTATATTTTCTTGAATGGAATTTATATTTTTGTCTAAATTATCTATACGTTCATTTAACTCATCTATTTTAGACTGCAAGATTGCTAATGTATTTACGACATTATTTACATTATTTTTTAAATTATAAAAATCCATTGTATCTCTATTATTGTATCTCTATTATTGATTTCGATTTAAAAAAATGATTTTTATTTATATATTATTAGTATACCCCCACCTCCCCCATATATTTATCAATGATTATTCCTATTAAGTGTTTTACATGTGGAAAAGTTATTGCTGATAAATATGATTACTATATTGAACAAGTTAATAAACTAGAAAAAGAATTGAAGAAAGATGAAGGCGTAGTTGTAGCGGGTCCAGATGGTGCAGGCCCGTCGAGAGCCCCTGCTGGAGTCCCTGCCGTTAAAAAAGAGAAATTCTTCGACAGTGTGCATACTGGCGAGATATTGAATAATATTGGATTAACTCGCTATTGTTGCAGGAGACATATGATTGCCACTGTTGATATGATGGATACAATTTAATATATTATAATATAGAGTCACACGTCACAGACAGATGGCAGCAACGACAACACCATCAGCGATAGTTATAGATAAAAATATAGATTTGAAAGATGTAAAACCGGAAGACATTTATAATTCTATTAAAGAGTCATCACAACTTATAGAACTAAGTAATGATTCTTTGCAGCAAAAAGAACTCATTGATAAAATAAATATATTTTTGGAAAAATACAAAACGAGGAAAATTCCGGATGAAGATCCAAATACTCCCTGGATTCATTTATCTTTAAAAGAAATTTTCAGAAAAACTATTCAGACTGCTATAGATATCATTAATGACATTTCCGATGCTATAAGTAATAAAGAACTTATATCAAATAGTGAATATAGACGTAGTATATTTATGGCATTTACTGCAAGAGATAGACGGATATATGTAGGAATATGGTTGATAGTGTTTTCTTTTATATTATATTTCATTGATTCTTCTGCCTAAATAATTAAGGGTGTAGTAAATAACGATGCTATTCAGAGATCAAGTTATATTTTTTATATTTTTTGGTGCAATAGTATTCTATCAATTAAATTCTTATAGTAATGAAAAATTGTTATCGATAATAATAATAACAATTTTTGGATTTTTCGGATACTATTATTTAAATAATCAGTATAAAGTATTGAGTGAAACGAATGCTATTTCAGAGGACATTATAAATTCGGAATCAGAGAAACGGAAAGAGGCGAATAGTGAAATATATAATATTAATAAATTTCCGAAGAAAAAGAAGTTTAAATATATATTTAAGAATAAAATTATGGTTGAGATAGTGGAAGATTTAAATATTCTAAGAATGTTTGATAAAGCACGATATGGAGACTTAATATTAAATATGGATAATTTGCAGAAAATATATATTTACATATTGGGAAATAGATATGAGCCGCGAAGTTATATTCCGACGTTTATTGACGTATCTGACAAAATACTAGAAATACTTTATAGTTTAATATTTGTAATACCTGAATCTTTTAAACATGTTTATGGTGTAAATACAGAAGAGATATTAACTCGGAATGTAGAGAGATTTACGGCATTAAAGACAAAAATGTTGACAATTTTGGAAAATTATGCAAAAGCGGAACATAATATTAAATTCTTGCCTGAAATTTATCCAAGACCCAGTAATAATTACAACACAATCGTTTTATTCTAAATAAAAATAAAATATATTTATAATAAAGATATATTATGGTTATGGAAGGTGGTAGTCCAGGGGGTTCGGACGAAGGCAGCAACACAGCGGCGGCAAGGGAGGCGGCGACGGCGGCTGCGGCGGCTGCGGCAAGGGAGGCGGCGGCAGAATCAGCAAGAGTGGCGCATATTGCTGATTCTGCCGCCGCCCTCGCCGCCGCAGAAAATATGAATAATTTTCTTAAAATGAGAGATATAACATTTACTGATGGAACCACAACAAATCTGCAGGAATTTAATGGATTTGATAAAAAAACAGATGAAGCTATTATAAATTCTATTAATGGATTGTCCGATAATTTAGGAAACAACCTTAAAGAAATATATAAAGCTAACGATTTCAATAACAGAATCATACAATTTTTTAATAGAGCCAATGAAATATTAAAAACACAGCATGCACAATATTTTAATTCTCTTAGATTTTTTATTTTAAAAAAATTAATTCTAAAAAAAGATGACTATAAAAATTTAATAGATTTATTATGTATAAAAAAAACTTCTAATGATCAACCACTAGCATTTTATCCTTTAATAAATTATTTTCAAATGAAAGACTTAAATTATAAAGGTTTCGACGTGTTGGAAAAACTACTTAACCCAAATGCTATTGAAAGTAGTGATTATCAACTATCACAAGACCTTAAAGCCAAATTTGTTGACCCCCTACCCCTAGTAAAACCGTGTAATTTACTCTATAATAATTATGAAGATAATACCAAATATAATATTGAAGGTTTTGATTTATTCAATAGAATACTTAAAGAATTAGTTACGGAAAATGAGGAAAGACTTACTGATTCAAAAATATCAATTTGGTGGGATAAACAAGAACCAGAAGACGGTGGAGCGGGAGCGGGGGCTGGTGGCGGTGTAGTAGGTGGTGCGGATTCACCAGTTCCAATGAATCAATTAAGAATTACATTAATGAATACATATACAACGAAAGTTACAGATTTTTGTACTACTTTCAGTAACAAACTTAAAAAAACAGATGCAGATAATACTGTACATAATAACAATTTAGCTATATTAGATGAATTATTAGATGCATCTACGGATCTTTTTATACAATTAGATTCAGGAGGAGAAAATGGCGGCATATGTAAAATGTTTAAAAAAACATTTGACCTTTTTAATAAATCTTTCACCCAAGTTATTAACTATTCAAATACTGCAGATGCGCCAAGGATTAAAATGAAAGTAGAAGATATTATAGATACACGTGTTGCTGATACATATCTAAATAATGAACAGACAGGTATAACAGACGTAAGAATTGAGGGTGATAAGATGGCGGCGGCAGCAGCAGCACCAGAAGCAGATGCACGAGCAGCACCACCAGCAGCAGCGGCAGAAGAAGCAGCAGGAGCGGAAGCAGCACCACCAGCAGCAGCAGCAGCGGCAGAAGAAGCAGCACGAGCGGCAGAAGAAGCAGCAGGAGCGGAAGCAGCACCACCAGCAGCAGCACCACCAGCAGCAGAAGAAGCAGCAGCAGCGGCAGAAGAAGCAGCAGCAGCAGAAGCAGAAGAACCAGCAGCAGGAAATCAGGGTGGTGGGGGTGTAGGTAATTTAGCAGAGATTTACAATGCTAATGCGTTAATTACAGATGACCATTCGCCATCGAGTGTCATTGGTTCTGCTGATGTAAAATCAGCAGAATATGCTCCTGCTGCATTTTCCGCTGGAATGTCATTAAGCCAAGATTTAGCTGGTGGAATCGCTGTTGAAGATGCTGCTGCAAATGGAGGGTCCGTAGGGTCCGTGCACGAAATTCTCTCACCAGTCTCTGTGCAATCTGCAGGGGGGGCAGCTAAAGCAACTAAAGCAACCAAAGCATCCAAAGCATCCAAAGCATCTAAAGCATCTAAAGGGGTAAAGGCGGCAAAAGAAGCAAGAGAAATGAAAAAGAAAAAAGGTGGGAGTGATGTAGGTAATTTAGCAGAGATTTACAATACTAAATCATTAATTACAGATGACCATTCTCCATCAAGTGTCATCGGTTCTGCTGATGTAAATTCAGTACAATATGCTCCTGCCGCATTTTCCGCCGGAATGTCATTAAGTCAAGATTTAGCTGGAGGAATCGCCGTTGAAGATGCTTCTGCAAATGGAGGGTCTGGAGGGTCTGGAGGGTCCGGAGGGTCCGTGCACGAAATCCTCTCACCAGTCTCTGTGCAATCTGCAGGGGGTGTTAGTAAAAAAAAGAAAAAAGGCGGCAGTGATGTAGGTAATTTAGCAGAGATTTATAATAGTAAAGCATTAATTACCGATGACCATTCTCCATCAAGTGTCATCGGTTCTGCTGATGTAAATTCAGTACAATATGCGCCTCCTGCATTTTCCGCCGGAATGTCATTAAGTCAAGATTTAGCTGGGGGAATCGCCGTTGAAGATGCTGCTGCGGGAGGGTCTGTGCACGAAATCCTCTCACCAGTCTCTGTGCAATCTGCAGGTGGGGCCGGTAAAAAGAAGAAATCTTCGCATAAAAAGAAAAATGCCGGTGAAGAAGTAAAAAAAACGAAAAAGAAAAAGAAATCCGTTTCCAAGAAATAAATAATGTCCTAAACTCTTAATTTTCCTATTTTTTCTAGTAATACGATAGATGACATCAGTATTTATAAATCCAAGGTCTCTGATCTCAAGTTCAAATGTAGATACCCTTCTACTAAAAAGTAGTTTATCCGAATCAAGATTAACTTTCGTAAATTCTGGATCCGCAACTGGTGCCTACCAAAGTGTTCCCAATCCACAATTATATGGTAAAAATATACTATTACAACCTATTTTAAATTCAGGTACTCCCGTTTTTACTTTATCATCATCAGGATATAATTTCTCAGTACTTCAAAATAATAATCCCATCGCTCAATTTTACGCAAATACTTCTACGAATCAAACACAGTTCAATATTTATGGTCCAACATATAGTAGTAATTTTGGAATAATAAATGGTGCTGTATCCCGTAAAGCAATCATTCTATCTGATTATAATAATCAAAGTATACATCAATTCAGTGGCATAGGATATACATATGATATAGGACTTACATATGGAATAACTAATTATCAGGTACCTGCCAGAAATGCGATTCATGCATTTTATGCCGGCGCATCCGCAACGAGTAGTGTAGAATGGATGAGAATTCAAGAGAATAATTTAGGATATCCACAACTCGGCATAGGTACGAGTGTTTTTACAAGTAATGTTGCACTGGAAGTATCAGGTAATGTACATATTAAAGGTGACCTGACATTTACTGGCGGATTCTACGGTGCATCCATCGATACATCGTCATTTGTTACAGTAAACTCAAATACTGGTAGAATTAGTTCAAATATTCTTCCACAAAAACTCGTATTCCTAAATACAAATAATTTAATTGATAATTCACTATTAAATAATCAATATAATTTCCAATATCTCAAAACTCAGAAAAATGTAGGAATCGGTATTAAAAATCCATTACAGAAGTTACAAGTCCAAGGCACTGGTGTATTTTCCGATAGACTCGGCATTAATAATGTATATCCTTCAGCAAGAATACACGCTATTGAAAATGTCGCAGTAATACCCACTGCAATATTTGAAAATAATACAGGTGGCGATTTACTGCAAACTTTTATTTCAGGGTCTCCTGCAGTTTATTTATGCGGCACACACCCTGGCATAGGGATAGGAACATCTAATATTCCACTGAATACTTCATTACAAGTAAATGGAAATGTAAATGTAACAGGTATAGTATCCTGTTGCAATCTTAATTTACAATATATATCTGGACAAACTATAAATATTACAGATCCTATTGCAGGACCTATATTAAGATTACAGACAATTACATTAAGCGATAATACTACAACACTTGCATTAAGATCTTCAGTACAGTTACAAGTATATTCATCATTATCTTCTGTAAATAATCCTGGAGGAATTTCAACAGATTATATATCGGCAGCAACAGGATCTACTGTAAGAATATTGAACTCTTCGCTATCAGTTGATAATACATTGACACTCAATTCTTCTCCTATTATTAGTTCAGATTCAAGATTAAAATTCGAAATTAATAGCATCGAGAATGCATTAGATAAAATAGACGCAATACATGGATATACATTTCGATATAAATATTCTAATGAAAAATCTGGAGGTATCTTAGCACAAGAATTAATAACAGTTTTACCCGAAGCAGTAAAATCTCTTCCAAATGGATATTATGGTGTTCAATATGATGTTATTATTGGACTTTTAATAGAATGCATAAGGGAATTAAAGGCAAAGATTCAATAAAATTCAAAATCGCATTCAATAAAATTCAAAATCGCATTCAATAAATAGAGAACTTGCATTCATAAATAGAAAAATTGCATTCATAAATAGAAAAATTGCATGCATAAATATAAAATTAAAAATAAAATGAATATAGTAGACGAAACATAAATTATGTCGATGTTTTTTGCAGATACCACGGATCAGATTACTTTAGGTGTGCAAGCCTCGAATCAAGTAGAAGTCACACAATTTTCATCAACAACTGATGAAGTTTTTATGAGATTATATACAAATAATTATACTAATACCGGAGTAGATAATCTTCAAACCGGTGTTGTCATTGGTTCTAGTAATTACGATAAATCAGGAACGAATCTCAATAATTTATATTTGGGTATGGTCACTGGATATTCGAATCTTCAGAAATCAGTAGTATTACAAAAAGACCGTGTAGGTATTAATACCAGTAGTCCCGATGCTATGTTTCAAGTATATGGGAGTAATGTATACTCTAATTGGTCCAGTTTAGCACGATTCGAGGTTGTAAAAACAGACCCATTAAATCCATATCCCGCATTCGTCATTGATGCAAACGGGAATGTCGGTTTCGGTACAAATACAGTTGCCGGTAATACAGTAACTGTAAAAGGTACATTGCAAGTAGATTCTCTGCAAATTGGTGCCGCAGGTTCCGGTGGGTCCCCTTCTTTAATTACAACACAAGGGTTGCAAGCACCAGCAGGCACAGCCTATCTTCAATACAATAATACCAGTTTTTGCAATGTCAAAGATATGATATTAAATAATTCACTTTATACAAGTAATACTGTATTTGCCAATAACTTTTCTCCATTTATTGGTTCGAGTTCCATCTATTACAGTGGCGCAAATTTAAGTAATATTTCTATTATATATCCTCAGCAAATACAATTTACAAGTCAAGGAACCGCTTCATCTCCCGCACTTACATTCCAAACAAACGCAAACACTGGCATATTTGAACCATCTAATAATAACTTAGCTATAAGTACTTCGGGAACTGAGGCATTACGTGTCAATCAAAACGGTAATGTAGGTATCGGTTCCCAGTCACCAACAGTAATGTTAGATGTCGCAGGGACAATTGCATCACCTATGATACTCGGTAGCAATATTATACAGACATTTACAAATGTAGCTAACTTTACATTTGTAAATGGTGCAAAAATAACAATAGGTGTTATTCCTCCTACTGGCAATGTACCCATTACTTTATTATTTAATGGTAATTCTACACAATATACATATACTTTAAAGACAAGCACCGGTACAGTTGTATCATCACAGACAATTAATAATACATCTACTGCTTATATTAATAATTATACCTTTTCTCCCGGAACATATTCGCTAAACCTTACATCAACAACTCCTGGTGTAGGAGCTGGAAGTTTCTTTAATAGCAATGCTATTTCTACTTTTACAGTGGGAGCAACAGATTCCATAGGACAACCAAATATCAATTTATCAGGAACACCTACATTCAGTAGTGGATCATATATATATGTTAGCGGCGTTCCTTATTATGGATACGGAACAACCTTAACATTCCCAGTGAGTAGTTTAACTTTTACAAATATTTATAATACTATCAATCCTACATCACCATCTGTAATAACAAATGTAGTAATAATTAATGGTGTCGCTTTTACATACTCTCAAGTATTCACTAACTTTTTAGTTGCAAATAGTACAAATAATAATACTCTATCCGTAACATTAAATAGCAGTGAAACAGTATCTACTCTCCCAATAAGTGCTACTGTATATAATATAAATTATCAAGGAGGATATTCTACAACACTTATTTCAAATGTATCAAATTCTGGAATATTATATCTGGGTTCTGCGATAAACGAAACATACATGAATGTAGCTACATATCCAAATATGCCTATTACATCTGTGGTAAGACAAGCTACTTCAAGTAGTGTAGTAGCACCTGCCGTACCAGCAATTTCTAATTTAACTTCATTTACCGGAGGGAATACAATTTCTACAAATGATGGTTTCTATTCACCATATACTGGATTCATTTATAGCAATATTAATAATGTTCCACGTGGTACATATGCACCTACATTACCAAATTTAACAGGCAGCCATAGCTACTTTAGTTTCTTAATAACCACGACTGCTGCACTCGGTTCTTTTGTTATTAACTTTAATAGTGCAAATACAACTGGTATTACAAATCTCTATGTCTATTGGGTATCTCTTGGTAATTGGTATAATGCTAAATATTTATACACAAATACGGGAAATAGCGGATGTGGCGCATCTACATATACAGCCCCTCCAACAGGAGATAGATACCCTATAACACTTCCACAAGGTACTACATTATCCGCATATACAAACATATATGTAAGTGTTCAATTTAATGGTTCTATCGATACCACTACCTTATCCATTACAAATAGTTAGATCTTCAATATCTAAAGTTCAATAGAAGATGATGATACCAATATTCATTGTTATTTATTTTTATAGATTTATTTTTGTATAAACAAATCTATATGATTATATTAGATAATGTCGGCAACGATTACTCAGCAGCAAATCGCGGAATTGGATTATTTATATAAGAAAGTTATATATAGAAAAATCAAATCTGATGGCACATATACACTCACAAATATATTTCCTCAGAATGAATTAATTCCGAATGCAGAACTTGTACATGCTGATCAGATTTGGTCAGATAGTCCTAAGTTATTTTCCGGTCCTGGTGTCGGTGTACCCGCACAAAATGTATTTGTTGTAGCTACAAATATTCATAATCGTCCTGGTGTAGATGTAATTAGTGATTTAAATGGTAGAAGTTGGAATACAGGAGTAAAAAACTGGATTCCACCAGAGTTTAATGCAAGTTATCTTCCAGTTATTTTCCACGGTACGACCACTGGAAATGCTACAAATACTGTAGATAACACTGCTTATCCATATATATTCGATTATGCTACTGGTATTCTTACTTTCATTAACGCTGTCCCGAGTTACTTAACAACCGGTGGGTCGCCAGATTCCGTATATGTCAATGGTTATGTATATACTGGTTTATACGGATTGAATAACTTAAATGGTAACTTTGCGGCATCCAATATAACTGCTTATAATACATTATTAACAAATAATTTCAATATAGTAAATGGGAATACTTTTAATTTTAATAACAATAATTTAAGTAATATTAATACTTCTATTATTTCGAATGTACAAGTCTTAAATTTAACAACTGCACAATCTACCAATAATGGTACAACCGGTATTATTAATGTATCTTATAATACTCTTTCAAATATTAATACATTATCAAAAGTAACTACTCTTGATATTGCAAACATTACAACTACATTAGGAACAAATACAATAAATATGTCTCAAAAAAATTATACAAATGCTAATCAAGTCGCATCTACAACGGTAAATGTAGATAGCTTAGCATCACAAAGCACATCCACCATTAATGTATCCGCTACAAATCTTACAAATGTAGCTAACGTGAGTATTAATGCAGGTAGCACTCTATCAACGAATTCTATTAATACTACAAGCGGTCAAGGTATTAATTTCAATTCTCGCGACTTAAATGGTGTCAATAATATTAATATGTCAGGAAATTTAAATGTTAATGGTGAATTTTTTGTAATTAATACAACAACATGTAATACTGACCAATTTACTATTAATAATTTTGGAACTGGACCGGCACTTATTGTAAATCAGGCAAATACCACAACAAACGCGAATGTTGCAGAATTTATGGCGAATTCGAATA